TAAAAATATATCTATAATGTTGTTTTTATAGAAAATAGGTGATATATTTGCATTATTAAATCATGTGATATGATAAAAATTGATGTCCAACTCGATGAAGAGTTACCTGATAGAAAAGGAAACTTCGCAATATGTCCGGTGTGTAAACAGAAAATAATGGACGTTGAGGAAGTTTGCGGAAGTTCTTCCATTAGGATTATATGCAGGAGATGCCGTAAATTTATGAGAGTTAGACTGACGAAGGAATAATAGTAATATTAGATATGCAAGCCAAAGAGCTTATTGACGCACAAAGCGTTGATAGGCTCTTTTTTTTTATAACACAACTAAATAAAACACGATGGAGAAAGAACAAATCTTATCCGAATTAACGACAAGACTTGGACAAACCAGCCTTTCGTCACAGACATTAACGAAGTACATAGAATTGAACCCGTTATCGGAGGGTGTCGATCCCGAGGATTATTACAACAAGGCTACGGGATTCCTTCAAGGGCTTCAAGGACAGTACAATCATGATGTCGCAACACAAGTTGAGGATTTCAAGAAAAACTACAAACCTCAACCAATCCCGGACGATGCAAAAGACGAACCAAACGAGGGAACGCTTGCCGCCAAATTGAAAAAAATGGAAGAAGAGCTTTTGCAGCTAAAGGGGGAAAAAGAAGCGGAGAAAAGAGCCGCGTCAATCAACGAGTTAAAGGCCGAATCTAAAAGCCAGTTGAAATCTCAAATCGAGAATGGTGGTAAAAACATCTGCAACGATGAGATCCTCGGCATTGCCATTTCCGATGTGGAAATTACAGACGGAATGAAAGTGGAGGACATTGTAAACTGTGCTAAACGCAACTACGAGAAAAGATACAAGGCGATTTTCGGAGACGGAGCATCCCCAAGTATCAATCAGTTTGCGGAAACCGGAGAAGAGCAGGCAAAAAGCCGAAGAGAAGCCTTTAAGGAGTTAATGAAATCAAGAGGCAAGCTCCCGAAAACCAAATAACACATTTTAAAACAGACAAAAAAGATGAGACAATTAGGAACATTCAACACTATCGGTCAATTCCGGTCGGAATTTGGCGGTAATTTTCCTGTATGGTCGAGAGTTCGAGAACTGTATCAAGGAGGCGGTATGATTGATGTTGCCGGAATGGGATTAAACCCCGGCGATATTATACATGCTGGCACAATGGTTAAGTTCAACGGCCCCGGCAAACAGGTAGAGGTGATTACTGCGGAGGGAGTGACAGGTGTAAAAGCGGTAGTAACGCTGACTATCACCAACAAAGCTACCGCCAACGGAGATTTATCCTTTGTATTGGGAAGCAAAAGCTACTCAATCGCGGTAACAAGCGCTTCGGAAACAACCCCCGAACTGGTCGCTACAAAGATTGAAGGCGGCAAAGCAACTTTCACAGAGTGGGATGTGAAAAGAAGTGGCGCAGTGCTGACATTCACGCAAAAGACAGCTGCAATGGTTCCGGCCTACATGTTTATCCCCGGAAGCACTGGAGTAACAGGAACAATGGAACTTACCAAGCAAGGTGCAACTGCAAGCGGAAACTTAAGTGACGTAAACGGCCTTGTATTTGAGGATGTCTGCATCCCCGAAGGTTGCATTTCTGCAACATGTGCCGTAGTAAGAGCAGGCAGAATATACGCGGACCGCGTAGCGGGTGGCGGTATTCCTAAATCAGTAGAAGCACAATTACCTATGATTGAGTTTGTGCGCGAATCCAATGAATAAGAAAGGGGGATAATATGTACACAAGAAACAAAGAATTTTACGATATTGTAGGAAGAGGGCTTGCTGCTATGGGATATACCGGCAACAAACCGTTGGAGGCATGGATTAACGACATGTTTGCGGATAAGTATAACGCGGAACAGACTTTTGCCCAAATGGGTTTCCCGTTAAATCCTAACATTCCTCTGAATCCTACTTACGAACAGATTGAGGCAACAATTCGCCCGTACACGCTGGCTACCTACGTAGATATTGACAGTGACGGTGCTACCAAGTCAACCGACGGCCTTTCATTGCAAATGGGCGGACTGCCTACTTTCAAGCACGAGATTACGTTAAGCCGTAAAATCTTGCGTGAAAAGATGATGCTGATGGATGCTATCGGCAGTTCTACACCGGAAATAGAGGCTACAATCATGGAACTTCTGTTTAATGGAGTAGACAGCTTGCTTGGAGGTAACTATAACACGTTCCTTTATCAGAGAAACCAAGTCGTATCCAAAAAAGGAAACCTGATTATTGATGCGGCCAACAATCCCCTCGGCATCTCTTTATCAATAGACTTTGGTGTCCCCAAGAAGAACATTAAAGATTCTCATTGGTACAATAAGGTTGACGCAACCGGAGTTGTCACACAGAAAGCAGCCGTAGGTACTACAATTGATCCTATCAAGGTGATGCGTGACGTTAACCGAGACAGCCGACAGAAAGACTTTGCGCCACAGGGACACTGGGAAGTAAGCAAGACCACATGGGACGACATCATCAGTCTGCCGTATTTCCGTCAGATGTACACAGTCGCCAACCGTCCGGACATTTCCGACAAAGACATGCAGCTTGCTTTTGCAAATCTCGTTCCTGACGAAGTAATCAAGGCGTTTATCGAAGCTCGTATCGGTGCCGAAATCAGAGTAATTGATTCTATCTCCGTAGTAGAAAGCTACGACAAGGATACGCAGAAAATCAACTACAAGACCTTGCAGAACTTTGAGGAAGGAGTTATGGCGTATGTCCCGAACGAAGATTTGGGAGACGTACAATGCGGACGTCCTATCTTCATGGAAACTCCGGGTGCACGTGCAGCATTGTATGACGGCGGCCGTACTCTGATTCGCCAAGTATTTAACGACGAAACCATGACGCAGACTATCAAATCGGAAGTTACCGGATTGGTTGTTCCTAACAAGGTTCGTTGGTTCTACTACTTGAACATTAAGGGTAAATAACCATGAAAGATTCTCTAAATACAACTACCGGCACAACCATTGAAGAATACCTTCGTGGCTGTGTCGGCTTCGAGGTTACAGACAACGCAATCAATACGATATTGATTGACAGAGGCATCACCTCCGGTTCTGATGTAACTACAATCGAAAAGCGTCTCAAGGACTTATGCCGGGCAGATCTCTATATGTGGTGCGCGAGCACTCCGAGTGTAACGGGGAGTGTAGAGGACGCTAATGGCGTTTGGAAACATAAAGAAGGCGGTACAGAGAGTTCCGCTTATGACAAGCGCAATTTACGGCAAATGGCTAATGACATATATGCTTTGTATGGAGAGAATGTTAAGAAATCGTCTATTAAGATTGTCAACTTGGGTATGAACATGAACAAAAGGTGGCCTCTATGAAAGTAAACAATCCACGTTTTCCGCATACATGCAAGGTGTATCGTGTTTCGGGGGAAACCTCGTTTGAAGACGGATCGGAAACAGTTCTGTATGAGGGAGAATGCAACAAGTATGGAAGCTCCTCTTTGAGAACATTTACGAAAAGCAACGTTATAAAAAGCGATTACGCCATAGATATTCCCGGACTTGTGAAGGGTATTATCGCGGGAGACCTTGTTGACGTTACCGACTACGGCGGAACCTTTGAAGCGTGTGTTGTAACTGATTGCTATCCTACGGAAATGGGAACAACGTTATATTTCAATCTGGCTAAAAATTAAGGTATGGAAGATAATGCCAAAGTCTTGGAGGACGCGAAGAAGAAGATTAATTCTGTTATTGACAGCTATATGTTGGATAGGATAACGGAGATTGCCATTAAGCTTCTGCATGACGGAGTAGTATCAGCACAATATCATAATGTAACCGGAAATACGTTGACTTCATTGGCTGTCGGAATTTATTATAGAGGCGGGCTTTCCCGAATAATAACCGCTGTTGTCACACAAGGATTAAAGAACGCTACCCGCCCTAAATTGAGCAGAGGGGACGGACTTGGAGTGATAATGGTAAGAAGCTATGAAAACGGAAGGCTTATACCTATAAAAAAGTACAACCTGATTGATACCAACGGAGAATACGGATTAACCACATCTGTAAATTTCCTCAAGAATTATAGGTCTCCTCGTGATGTAATAGGGTTGGTAATGTGCACAGGTACTGAATATTCCAACTATTTGGAATCCAAGAAAGGACTGAATGTGCTTTCCGACACATACGATTACGCAGAGAGCATAGCTAAGATGACATTTAAACCGATGTAAGTTATGGGATACGAGCAGGATTTTAAATACAAAGACGCGCTTAAATCATTGTTTAATGCAGCAACTGCGGTTAGTGATAACGTGTTTACCAATGACCGACCCGCTGCCGTTCCTAAGCAAATGGATAATTTCATAGTAGTATCACTACCAGGACAATTGACTTCCTCGACTTACGGATGCGGTTTTGGAAACGTACAAACATACTGCACCGTAGAGGTCTACGTGAGATTAAAGAAAAGCGGCGTTGAAGATTTAAATGTAATGGACGCCCTTGTCGGGAAAGTCCTTTCCTTGTTCCCGATTAGTGACAGTGTCATCACCGTCTCTAACCCAAAGCTGACACTGAAAGGTAATGACGGATTAGGGTTTAGCGCTACATTGATAAGGGCTGACCTTGTGATAAAATAAACATAAAATAAACAATTAAAACTTTTTATTATGGCAATGAAATCAAAACAAGAGTTGAAAGAAGTGTTTAGCGGTCTTTCTTCTATCATGCTGGTAAAGGGTGGTATTACTGACTTTGCAACAGTGGAGCCGGATTTTGACTTGCCCGTTACTGTGGATTCCCTGAACCTGTCCCAAGCAGAACCCACGTTGAACCGTACAAAGGTACATGGTCTTCAAGCGGACTGGGCTGTAACAAGTACGGCAGGCGATATTACTTTCGCTGCTACTGTACCAAGTATAAGCGAGGATTTGGTTAGTTTCTTCCTCGGAGAAGCCAACAAGGTAGCAACTGCTTCCGTAAACGGACAAGAGTATTCCGGAATATCCGTAACTCTGAACAGCAAGAAGATTAATGCAGGCTTTGCGTTGTTGAGCGAAGACGGAGAGAAGTGTATATTGGTTAAGAAAATGGCTATCTACGCACGCCCGTTGTTCGAGAACGCATCCACCACTCCGTTTGCATTTGCGCTTAGTGGAACGATTGAAATTGAAGACGGTGCAGCGTCCACTGCTGCTTCTGACGACAATATCGCGTTCTTAACAAAAAAAGCCTCCTGACCGTAGCTCCTACTTCCCTGTCTTTCGCCAGCAGCGCTGATAATACAGGGAAGACCATTACAGCTACAACAGAAGAAAGCCCAGTATCTGCTTCATCAACAGAAACATGGTGCAAGACTTCCGTAAGCGGCAAAGTGGTAACGGTCAAGGTTGATGCAAATAATGGAGCATCTGTCAGAACTGCCATTGTGAACATTTCTACCGCAAGCAAAGCAGCAGCAGTAGAAGTTACACAGGCTGGTACTGGTATCTAATATTAATGGCGGTGAGCTTTATGCCGCCGCCTTTTCTTTTTACACCTCAAAACATTATGAACGACAAAACGATAACTCAACCTACTTCGGTAGAACAGGAAAGACTTGATGAAGTGCTTGAGAACAGCACAGACTATGTATCTCTTCGCGAAAAGGAGATTGGAATAAAGTGGCTTCACCGGGGAACGATAAGAAAGCTGACGCACACCTTTATATCATGCAAACAAGACGATGAGGTGACAGCCCGATGTGCTTCCCTTATAATCCTGAATAACTGGTGGAAAATAAAACTTTTCCATTGGATACATTGGCGCATGCTGTGGAAGAAATATACAGACCAAGAACTGACAAGTGTCGTTGCTCTTGGTAAAAAAAAAGTGGAATTTCAGAGACTTCAATACTTGAACATTACCATGTTCTTGACAGGAATGAAGGACACAGTGATGACGATGACGAGAAAGGAAGCAGATCGTATCCTTCAAGAACTTCGGCAGGAGCAGCCTTTGCAAACGGAGAAAAACATCCCGAATTAACCCGCCCTCTCGTTCTCTTTTGGGGAATGGTGAATATCCCTAACTGGTACATGGACTGGGTGCTTACCAATGCTCTGTATGAGCTTCTTATATGTGATGCTCCTATTGTAGTGTACAATAATGACGATAAGACAGACAAGGGAATGCACACTTCCAAAGAGATGAAAGAGCTGACAAGAAAATGGGAGGCAAAAAGGAAAGAGCAGGAGGCTAAAGGACAAAGAATATCTCTTAATGATTTTATAGTAAACGGCGTTAACGCTATTAAAAAGGACACAAAATAACAATCGACATGGCAGACCTCGGAAATTTGAATTTTGGGATTCACCTGAAAGACTATACACCACAAGAATACGAAGCTATCAAAAAAAAGCTCGTCAACATGCACGCAACCGTCAGCGCGAAAGTAGGATTGAAGGTTGATGTAAAAGAGATTGAGGATAAAGTAGATTCCTTGCTGAAAAACAAGACGTACAAGGTGAAGCTTGAGGTGGATAGTGAGAGTATCAAGAAGCTTACAGAAACCTTTAAAGGGCAAGGTGTGAATACAAGCGAATTAAGAGCCATGAGGGGTGTTTCTCAAATAATGCGTGCCGACGCTTACGCCAACTCTCAAAAGGCCCTTGAGCAGCTTAGAAACGCCCGTTTACAAGCAGCAAAAGCCGCAGATACGCATAATTCCGCTATGAAGCGGGCAAATACAACCATGTCTTCCCAGTCTCGAATAGCCGGAGAGTTAAGAAATCAAATCGCCAACGTGTATTCCATATATACAGTAGAGCGTTTTGTTAGGGGATTATATACCATTGGTGGGGAGTTCCAAAAACAACGCATCGCACTGACCTCTATTATCGGGGATAGCATGAAAGCTGAAACGATATTCAACCGCATCAAGGAGTTAGCGGTGGCTTCCCCGTTCCAGTTTAAGGAATTAGCGTCATACGCAAAACAGCTTTCTGCATATAGTATCCCCTACGAAGAGCTTTACGATACGACTAAGCGGCTTGCTGATATTTCCGCGGGTGTCGGTGTTGATATGGGACGTATCATATTGGCATACGGACAAGTTCGTAGTGCCGCGTTTCTTCGCGGGCAAGAGCTTAGGCAGTTTACAGAAGCGGGTATTCCTTTGGTGGATGAATTGGCGAAACGGTTCACCATTCTCGAAAATAAAGTAGTCAGTGCCGGCGACGTATTCGACAAAATCAGCCAGAAAGAAGTTAGTTTCGGAATGGTAAAAGATGTTCTTTGGGAGCTGACCGATGAAGGTGGAAAATTCTATAATATGCAGGAAGCTCTTGCGGAAAGTCTTGCGGGTAAATGGAGTAACTTACAGGATGCATGGGATGTGATGATGGCTGACATTGCGGAAGGCAATAGTGGCGTGCTTTCAGATAGTTTGGATTTGCTTACAAAGTTAATGGAACATTGGGAAGCTGTTGCAGCTATACTTGGTACGCTTGTAGGGGCTTATGGAACTTACAAGACGACTGTAATAGCCGTGAATGCCATTGAGAAAGCAAGCCTAAAAATAGAGGCTATTCAAACCATTGTAAACAGGGCAAGAGCTATAAAAGGGCTTACAGCAGCAACAAAAGCGCAAACCGTAGCCCAATGGGCTTTAAATGCAGCGATGAAGGCCAATCCTTGGGTAATAGCAATTACCGCCATTGGTGGATTAGTGGGGCTTTATTTAACCTTAAGAGAAAAGAATAAAAGTGCCGCAGAAACAATACGCGAATTCAATGTTGAAGTTCAAGAGCAAAATGAAAAAATAGCGGAAGCAAAAAACAAGGCTAATAGTTATATATCCACAATGTTTGATATATCCAAAGCCGTGGATGCAAGACGAATGGCTTACGAAAGGCTTCAAGAAATATACCCTTCTATTTTTAAAAGCATGTCTTATGAGCAGGCTCTCCTTAAAGGACAAATAGAATTATTAAATATGTCCAATAGAGCAGCAAGGACTACTGCACGAGAAACTGCAAGAATAAATTTGGAGAGGGCATATCAAGGGCTTTTTGAAGCAGAAAGAGGTGTTAAATATGCCGAACTCTTTTCAGTAGCAAGTGACGGACGTATCATGGACACCAAAATGCTGAAAGAAGCAAAAGACCAATTAGGAATTGCCCGCTCCATTGTCAAAGAAGCAAAAGAAGATTTTCTAACCATTCTATCTGCCACTGATGATATAGATAAAAATACTAAATCCGCATGGTTTACTACAGCCAAAGAAATTGCAGGTGACATGAATAGCCTTATTCCAAGAGATGATGAAGCTTATGAGAAATACGCCAAACGCATAAGGGAAGAAAGAGAAGATGCTGATAAGATACTAAAAGGCTTTAAGAAAGGGAATCCTTATTCCGAAGATACTATTCGCAATGCTCAAAAGGTATTCGATGTATCAAAAAAAATCATGGACACTCTTGGCATATTAGAAAAACCAACAAAAAGTACAAAAGACCCTATCGCTGAACAATGGAAAGACCGTTCCGACCTTATAGACAAAGCTATCTCCAGTTATGAGAAATGGAGAAAGATAGAAGGAGACGAAGCGGCTACCCAAAGAGTAAAAGGCATATCCGAGTTTTCATCTGTTTTTGATGAGAAGGGTGTTAATTTAGATTTGAACAACCCAAGCAAAGCTTACAAATACATTCAAGGACAATTAGACCGCAGTAAAGAGAAACAGGAAGATTTATACATTTCTCTTGGTGTCAAGATTGACAAGGCGGGAATTGATAGCGCAAAGAAAGAAGTTGATAATGCCTTAAAGGAGATAGAAAAGTATATTTCCCAAACCGGAGAAAAGTGGGATTTATACAAAAAGCTGTTTAATGCTTCCGGAAACAAATCTCTTTCCATGAACATTGCCTTTGGTGGAGAAGTGTCATTTAAAAGCATGGTTGATGATTTGCGAAGCCAGCTTTCTAAAGCACTTGCTGAAATAGGTAGTAAATTCTCTGTTACAGATGTGCTTGCCATGAAAGAGGATGATGTAAAGAAGCGATTCGGAGAAGGACAGATTTTAAAGCTGTATCAAGCAATAAGCGAGGAGGGCAAGAAAATGCGGTCTGAAAGCATTGAAAACCTTTCAGGCATGATAGAAGATTATAAAGACTATTCCCAAAAGATAGAAGATATTGAACGTAACCGCCAAAAGAGCATTGCAGATATAGAGAAAAACAGGGAAAGCATAGGCAGCAAAGAGGCCGACACCCTTGTAAAAGAAGTAAACAAGCGGGCGCAAGAAGATACATCGTCTGTGCTATTCGATCAATTCAAGGAAAGCAGTGACTGGGTGCGTATCTTTGATGACCTTGACCGGGTATCTACATCTACGTTAGACGACATGATTTCTAAGGTAGAGGAATTTTCCCAAAAGCAAGGATTATCAATCGAAGATACCAAAGAATTGGTAGAGGCGTTGCGTAAGCTTCGTGGAGAATTTGCAGAACGAAGTCCGTTCAAGGCGTTGGAGGCCTCTTTTAGCAGCATTAAGGAGGCTAAAAACAGGCTGGAAGCATTGAAGAGCAGCGGAGCTTCTAAGGCAGAAATAGACGCAGCGGAAAATGATTTGAGTTCGGCTTATTCCGACCAGTCAAAGGCCATACAAGGCGTAATCGGTAAGTTTGATGCGCTTGCAGGAGCTGCGGATTTCTTAGGAGGAGTGTTTGAAAATCTTGGACTGGGAACAGGCCTTTCAGATGCTGCTGGAATTTTGGGAGGAGGGATGCAAGGAGCATCGCAAGGCATGGGAATGGCGACTTCTTTATTCGGGGCAGCAGCAGGTCCTTGGGGAGCAGCAGCAGGTGCAGCGTTAAGCCTTATTTCCGGCGTTGCGCAACTACATGACAAAAGACTTGAAAGAAGTATCCAGCGTAGCAAACAAAGAGTTGAGGAATTAAAGTCCGCCTACGATCAATTAGGAAAATCCATAGATAGATCGCTTGGTGGAGATGAAAGCATAGAGCGTGCCATATTGCTATATGAACAGTTGGAAGAACAAGTTAAACGCGCCGGGAGTTCGCTTACCGAAAGCTATAAAATGCAATTCCGAGTATTAAAGGACGAGGGTTTGGACTATGTGGAAGAATTAAAAAAACGGATAAAATCAATGGAGAGCCTCCCAGCCGGGATGCAGCGTTTTATGGGATTAAACTTTAAAATAGGTGTAGACAAGGAAGCGCTGGAGGCATTGGAAAAGGTTGGTGTGGGAAAGGAACTTGATAACAGCGTCCTTAAACAATATCAGGCCCAATACGTGGGACTTGTTTCTCAACGTGCAGAGATAGAGGGACAATTAAGAAACGAAGAAGGGAAAAAGAAATCTGATGCAGGAAAGATACAAGACTATAAGAACCAGCTTGCGGAACTGAACGAGCAAATCGCCTATTTCGTGGAAGATCTCACCAAAGATTTGTACGGAATAGATTTTCAGGATTGGGCAAGTCAGATAAGCGATGCGCTAACGGAAGCCTTTGCCAACGGAGAAGATGCAGCGCAGGCTTTTGACAACGTAGTGAACAACATCATGCGAAGTGTTGCCAACAACATATTAAAGAACTTGGTAATACAGCCCATGTTTGAAAAGTTACAGGATAAACTTTTCGGAGAAAAAGGCCTGTTTAAGGAGTTTACAGATATTCAAGACAATGGCGCTGTTGCAGCAGGGGCTATAAAAGACTTTTTCGACAATGAGGGGAAAGCCATGATAGATGCCTCGCAATCTTTCCTTGAAGCCTTTGATAAAGCTACCGGAGGAGCGCTTACAGCTACCGGGGAATCTTCCACATCCGGAATGTCAAAAACGGGCATCCAAGCCAGTGAGGACACTATGAACAGAACCAACTCCTATCTCAATAGCATCCGACAGGATGTAAGTGTAAAACGTGCTCTTCTTGAAAAATTAGGAAATGAAATTTTCCCAAAGTACAATATTCTCGCAGAACAGCAACTAACGCAATTAAGAGCGATAGCTAACAATACGCTAAGAAGTGCTCAAAACACAGAAGCCAACTTGGCTGTGTTAAAGGAGTTTATGGGATTAGTGGGTATGGTTATAGACAAAGGAAAACGAAAGATTAATATATAAAATTATGAACGACAAGGATTTAAGCAGAACATTACTCAACCAAGCGGTATCGCTGGGATTATGTACGGAATGGACGGAACAATGGGGTTCTCCCGATCAACAAGCGTTAATTGACAAGTATTTGCATGGGATTGATTTCTGTATAGACAAAGGGTACCCTACCAATACTTTCATAAAGGAAAACTTCGATAGGGATATTCTTCACAAAAACAACATTTTTGTTGATGAAGATGTACAAAAGCGAAATATGAGCCACACAGCCGTACTGAACGGAAGCTGTAAAGGTACTCTCCTATTTGACGGTTTCTCTATATGTGATTTGTATGTCCGTCATGATAGCGAAGTGACTATTGACTGTTCTCAGTATTGCAAGATATTCATTAACGTGTATGACCGGGCAAAGGTAAACGTAATTCAAAAAGGAATAGCATCTGTATATGTATATATTCATGGAGAGGACTGTGTAGTAGAAACCGAGGGAGATGTATTGCAAAGAAAAAGCCAGATGTAGTGTCTGGCTTTATTGTTTTATCTAAATAATAGTCAATTTATAAGCTTGCAAGCCACTTCTTGCCTGACTTGGTTTTAAGCCAAAGTGCAAAACCTCCCCCTATTATACTCGTAAATATAAATAATATTGTCAATCCATCCATATAATCACAACCCTTTTATCCACTTTTTACCGGAGGGAGTTTCTGTATAAATCCAAAAGGCAACAGTTATTACTGTTATAAGCCCAAACCCATATAATGCAACCATAATATTTATCTTAAAATGTTATTACCTATTTTTGCAAATAATACCGTAAGTATAATTCCCATAGAAACAAGAACAATTAATAAAATGTTATCATAAAGTTCTTCTTTCACAAGGGTTATTGCCAATCCCAAAGATAATACAGTGAAAGAAACTTGCGCCAAATTAAAAAAGAATCCTGCAAGTTTTTCACGCCTTACCTTATCCTTTTCCTTGCCCTCTTTCTTCGCTTCTTGTTTTTCGCTCCAATTACTCATTATAGCGCTATTTGATATGCAAATATAAGAAAGATAGAACGAATAAGCAAATAAATAACCAATAAATCAGTTTTTTAACAATAGTAATTTTAGAAAGATAGAACGAAAATATGTAAGGCAAGAAAAGCAGAGAAAATTTCGATTGGAAATACCTAATCAAAATTATAAAAACCGCTATCTACCAATACGGCAACCCTTACAGGTGAGAAGTTGTTGTCTTTTTTCATTATGGTTATTTATAAAAAATGCCCAGGGGTCGGCATACCCATTATTTAAGGATAAGCGGCAAGAAGCTGCTTTCGGGTATGCGTAGCCATGAGCGTAATTATGATGCAAATATAGCGACTAAAGTTTATATTGCAATAAATCACTTATTTTTTTATACATGTTTAATAGCATACAACGAAGTGGCACCAATCTAAATGTTTAGTTTTTAATAGATTACTTATTAATACAGAATAACTTTCTCTCACAAACAAATCAAGCGGAGTTTCCTCCGCTTGACCTGATGATGTACTAATATATTAAGCCTTAAAGTTGTGTATTACTCTTTTGTAGCTCTGAACTTCATTTTATCACCTTCGCTATTAGAGTAGTCTATTTCCGCATTCTTACCGTCAAATGACGTAAATGTATAACGTTCGGTAATAGGGTCTATTGTAGTTCCAACAACGGTACTCCCTTCAAGTTTCCATTTTCCAATGTAGTAATCTCCGAATATTACAGTCTTGTAAGACCCATCGCTTCTTAGTTCCATATATATATTCCCTTTGGATATATCAGAACTTGCGCTTCCCTCTTGCACCCAAGTAACATTCCATTTTCCTGTAACTTGCTCAGAGGTAATCTTAACTTCGTCGTCATCATCCGAACATGCACTAAACATTAACATTGGCAACATTGCCAGTAAAAATAAAATCTTTCTCATAAAGCATTTGTTTTTGTTAATTAATGTGCGGCAAAGTTAACAACTTTATATTGATAAATATTATTTTATTTATGATTTATTGTAACAACTATTGTATGTTATAAAACACATCCACCCTTTTATTATCCGCATCGCTTGAGAAAATCACCTATTTTCTATATATTTGCACAAAAATATAGAAAATACATGAAATAATTATGAAAGATGAGATAAGTAAAAGAGAACGAAAGGAATTGCAATTACACAGGAATTGTAACGAGTTTATTGTTCAGCTTGAAATGCTTATAGCAGAAGTTGCGGATTTAGAGCTGTGGAGAGCAGATAACGGATTAGAGCAAGAAGAAGAAATAGACAAAAGACTGGCAGCCATTAAGAAGATGAACGCCAGCCTAAAGGATTTTGTGCAACCCATTAGAGATTGTGACGTTTTTTTATCCCGTCGAGGATTGCTTTCAAATAAACAAGATCAGTCTCTGAATTACCGCCTGCGGTAGCTCCGTTTGTGCGAACGTACGCTTCTGCTGATTTTGCAAATCTGTAAAGTTTTACAATAGAGTTCTTCTTCTCTTTGTAGAATCCGTTATCTGATAAGTTGAGTTTTTCAATTTCGTCTAACACAGATTTGCAAAAAGCAAGAAATTCTGAATAGGTCATATTCTCTGATTGGAATACAAAATCTCCAATAGAGAAACTATCAAATACATCTTTCATATATAGATAAATTTTAATTGTCGCAGCAAAGGTAGCTAATTATTGAAAATATATTTGGCTACCATTGCTATTTCAAAGATTATATCTATCTTTGCAGTGCGACACTTTTATATACATATTTGGATTGGGGATTTTTTATGCCCTATATTGAACTACTGCCCAAAATATAAGCAGAGGTTTCTCCGTACATATTTCGCCCCAAAGCCAATATGGAAGTGTCGCAACTTGGAGAAAGCCTCTGCTTTCTTCTTATATTATTAACTTTTAATTTTCATTGTTTATGCGACACTTGAATGAAAATCAAATCTTCCAATACAATGGAAGTCCTATTACCTTTCAGAAAGGCGATAGTGTAATGGTGAACGCCACCGAAATGGCCAAACCGTTTGGAAAACGCTGTAATGACTTTTTGTCAACAAAACAGACAAATGAGTTAATTAGCTCATTATCAGCCAAAACGGGAATTCCCGCAACGGGTTTAGTTACTGTAAATCAAGGAGGTAACAATCAAGGTACATGGTTACATGAGGATTTGGCATTAATCTTCGCTCAATGGCTTTCTCCTGACTTTTATTTATGGTGCAATGACCGCATCAAAGAGCTTCTCCAATACGGCATGACCGCCACGCAGCCAACTTTGGAGCAGATGATAAACAACCCCGATCTTGTTATCAGCCTTGCCACACAGTTAAAAAATGAGCGTGAGGAAAAGGCGAGATTAGAACAAGAAAAGAAGCAGCTTGAAGAGAAGAACGCCAAACTAAAACCCAAAGCCGACTTTGCCGAAGCCGCTTTCAAAGCAGAGGGCAAAGTAGACATAGGCCAAGCCGCAAAGATTCTCAACCTCGGTTTCGGGAGAAACACCCTTTTTAAAAAGCTAAAGGAAGTGGGCGTATTCTTTAAAGACAGGAACGAACCGAAACAAAAGTACATTGACGCCGGGTATTTTGAAATGACGCTGTTACCGCCTATACACAGAGACAGCCACCCCGACATATTATATCAAAAGGTACTTTGTAAGCCCAAAGGACTTGCTTATATCAATCAGTTGTTCGGTGGGAAACCTTCTGACAGAAAGATTTCGCCTATAAAATAGTATAGCACAACAACACATATTTGCGTAGTATTTAGTAAATTTGCAGAAAACGAGTAGGTTATGGAGCGAATAAGACTTACAAAGGAGGAAAAGCAAGCATTTAGGATCGTTTCGGAATTTGGCGGAGAATGTCCTGTTACATATCCGAAGCATGTATTTGCCGCATCCGTTCGCTCCATTGAAAGAAAAGGGTTAGTAAAGGCTTCTTATTTGGTTGGCGGTCAAGTGTGGAGCGTCAAACTCACCGAAGAGGGAAAGCATTACCTTGCCGTTAATCCAAACTTGCATAATCCTGTTAATTGGAATTTAATACTTTCCGTCATAGGTATTATTATATCTATTATAGCCTTATTCGTAAGCTGCATGAGGAAATACTAATCGCGCTATTTAATAAATTAGCAGTCGGTTCAAATGCCCGATAGCCATAACTATACCCTATTATTAATATCTAAACAAATATTTCATCATGGAAGAAAAAATATACGAATTGCAGAAAGAGAATGTTTTCCTTGCGAGACAATTATTGCGCCTGTCCGAAGATTTACAGATGGCGCACGAAAGAATAGATGAGCTTGAAAAGACGCTGAAAGGGAAACGCATGATAAATCCATACATGAAAATAGTTACTCCGGGCAAATGAAATTTATATGGCCGGATAGTATTGGCTATTAATCATAAGCAGAAACGATAAAAATCATCTATTTTCTATGTTTTTGTATTGATTATTTAGAATATATTCTATATATTTGCATCAACATTGAACAAGCCAAAGAGCTGATTAACGGTATTCCCGTTAGTTGGCTCTTTTTGTTTTTTTTACAACACAAACTCAAGATAACACATGGCAAAGCTTTACAGTATCTATTTTCAAAAGAGTAAGCCGGGAAGTCCTGTTATTGATACAAAGTCCCAATGGGGAGTTGTGTGCAAGGACTTTCCGTTTGCTGTTTACGGAGAAACTAAAGAATTGCCGAAGAGAGACTGGAAAGACGAGGACGGAGAGGATACATTTATCCCTGATAGACTTTACATGCAAGCCTATGAACTTGACGTGGAATTTGCATACAAGGGAGAAATGGATACAGCCAATGAAAAGGTGATTGGCTTTTTGGATTACCTTTCCGGCAAAGACAATTCCGGTGCAGAGCTTAAGGTTTACGACACCTACACCAAGATAGGCAGGCAGGGTGTCTACTACAAATCCGTAGAACCGGATCTTTTCGTTCGCAAGACTGACGAGGGAGATGTGTTGACATTCAGTGTTACATTCCGGGTTACTGACCCTCAAACTCAAATAACACTTTCGATCTAATGGGACGGTTTACGGTATATAGCAAGGACGGACAAACAGTCAGATGTGTACTGGATAAGCTGGAGTACACCGGGGTTTTCATGGCGGAACGCGCGTGCACATCAACTTTTATATCTGATGTCAAAATCAACTTTGACGTATTTGATTACATAGATTATAGAGGAGAACGGTTTGAACTGGAGCTTCTTCCTACGGTAAAGAAAATATCAAAGCATCAATACAGCTATGACCTTAATTTCGTTTCTCTGAAATACGAACTTGAAAGGTGCATGATGCGCAATATTGTTCCCAGTGACAACGGAATAGTCTACCCTACTCCTTTAGTTGTTGAGTTTACCGGAACGGTCAAGTATCTTGCAGAAAGGATACAAGCATGCTTGGACGCCATGTACGGGAAAGATATATGGAGTATAACCCTTGCAGATGGCGTAGACAGCGAGGAAAAGAACATCTCCATGAGTAACCAAAACTGCTGGAGCGCTCTTTCTCTTGTAAACACAGAATACAAGCTGAATTATTTCGTAAAAGGAAGAAGCGTTACCATTGGCGGTGCGGAACCGGTAGTGAATAATGTTTTTGAATACGGCAAAGGTAAGGGGTTATATGAGATTGAACGAATATCTGATGCGGACACAGGGATTGTAACTAAGTTACGAGCCTATGGCGGCACAAGAAACCTTGATTACAGTTATCCGAAAAAGCCTGAATGGACTGACAGTATTCTCCCCGCCAACTACGCCTTATCTCCTCTTCGTCTTATGCTGCCAAGTTTTAAGACTGACGGAGTTACCGACTTTGTGCTGGCATCAAACGAGGCTATCGCCAAATACGGGATTCGCGAAGGCGTGATAACCTATGACGATATTTATCCCTCTATTACGGGGATGAAGAACTCTGCTGGGCAGGCTATTGACGAGATAAAGAGTGTTGACGCAATAACAAGTGAAACGCAACCCACCTTTACGGTACAGCTTTACGACTTGGGATTTGACTTGAACGAAAGCCTTACCACTGACGAAGCGCAGCTTTCCATGAAAAGCGGTGCATTGCAGGGGTACGCCTTCACTATTACTAAAATAGTCAAGGCTTCGGATGGCAGCTACACCCTTACGCTCGGAAGAAACACCCTCGAAGAAGCGGATACAGATAATTTCACCGTTCCTAACAAGGACTGGAACATGAAAGCCGGGGACAAGTTTGTTCTTCTGAACATACTTATGCCACAAGAATATATTCGTGCTGCCGAAAACAGGTTATTGGAAAGGGCTAAAGAGTATCTTGCCAAATACAGCAGCACAAACTACTCTTACAATATAGGCGTTGACGAAATTTTCATGGCAAGAAACGCTAACTTCTATAATGAAATAATGGAAGGTAAGCGTCTTACTGTGAATGACCTTGAAATGGGTATAGACCATGAGAACGTGATAATACAGTCTCTCTCTATAAAAGAGGGAGAAGGGTTAATACCGACATTTGAAGTAACTCTTAATAATGAGCCAAGCGCAAGCACCCTTGAAAGAATACAAGGACAGATTAGTGAGATTGAAACATCTGTAAATAATAAGTTTTCATCACAAAGCGAACTAAGCAAACAATATAGAAAGAAGCTCGACAAAGTCGTTTGGGACAGAAACCTTGAAGAGAGAGTTGATGACAACGGAGAGGAATACTTGTTCTTGACCAAGCCATTGGTTACCGCCTACGGAGTAACCATGTACGCAGGCGCAGACGTTCAAGTCCCTTCAATCTACGAAGGTCTCCCAATAGACGGTGTGACGATCCAGTGGGTTGACGGAAAGCTTGTCGCAACAGGTGGTGCTGGTACTGCCAATGGTATAGTGGTTAACGGTAATACTTACACTCCTAATGAGGACGGAATAATCACTTTGCCTAATTATCCGACTTCGCTTGAATGGGACAAAATATCAGGAAAGCCCAGTTGGATAGGTAGTTCAAAGCCCTCTTACTCATGGGATGAAATTGGCGGTAAACCTGAATGGATAGGCGCCACCAAACCAACCTATGATTTCAGCGAGATACAGAATAAGCCTACCACTATTGCAGGCTATGGCATCACAGACGCATACACCAAAAACGACATATCCGGACTATTAGCCGATTACGTAACCAAATCAGGTGCACAGGACATTACAGGTATCAAGTCATTCATAAACGGCTTAAATATCGGTGATATACTTGTGAAGAAGCATTCTGACGGAGTTGTTGAGTTAGACGGTGATTTGATTTTGACGGGTAGTCTTACCATGTACGCACAAGGCAGTCATACGGCATCCACCATTCTTGATGCGCTTCCGATTGACAATACCACATTGTCCAAAGAGGGTGGTGTATTAAGCGTAATAGGCGGTGTTGGCGGTGGTTCGGTAGACGGGATTATACTTAACGGAACAACCTATTCCCCGAACGAGGAAACAAAGCTTATTACATTGCCTAATTACCCCACCACATTGCCAGCAAGTGACGTGTATTCTTGGGCCAAGCAGCCGAACAAGCCGAGTTATTCGTTTGATGAGTTGTCCTCTCATCCTACTACGCTGGGGGGATATGGGATTACGGATGCTTATACAAAGTCTGATGCGGATAGCAGATATCGTCAGCTAAACGCTTCACAGTTTTACGGAGATGAAATATCCTCTTATTACTGGATTAGTAGAGCTTCGGATGGCGGTGGCGGATGGGCTTATTCCCCAATAAGAATGTACAAAGGGGATAAGGCAACACAGATATTAAATATTGGTGCTATGGGCCAAGACAGTAATATTTCTTTTGTATTTATCGGATCACAAGATTATGGAAACAGAAATAATCTAAGAATACATCCTGACGGTGATGTATGGATTGGAAGCTCTCTGCGAGCAGTATCACCCGTTTCTGATGCGCAATGGCAGTTTGGCTATTCAAATACTTCCTTTAGCGGATTTGTAATGCACGATATTAACCAACATAACAACGCTAAAGCTCTATACATACAGACCAATGGCTATGAATCGCCTAATGACACCGGAGGATTAGCCATAACAAACGACTGTGTTACAGCATTTGGCGCAGGTGATAATGGTTCTGTATTCAGAGTGCTAAATGAGGATAATGTAGACCTTGGAGCTTTGTTTAACGTTGCAAAAGACGGCACATTAACGAGACTGGGTAATAAGATATTCGATAATGGCAACAAACGAGACATGTTCGGAAGCATGAACGAAGCCTTTACCACATGGGGAAACGAGCAGGTAATCAATGTCGAAGGAGATGCAAACACATACTATCCGGTGGTTATTACAATAGATGGCACAAAAACATGGAACAGCAGGATTAGCATACATAAAAACTTAGGAAGCAGAACTCCCTCTTATCCGGGAAATCATAGTAATGGCACTTCATCCATGTGGGCCATGTACGAAGGACGTTATAACGGCTGGGACGGGAACAGCGGGTTTATCGTTACAAAGTATGTCAGACAGCCATACGCTAACCTAATATCAAAAGCTGAACATGCAGCTAATTCTGTCGGTGCGCTTGTTGTGTATCTAAGAGGTGGCGGATGCGAATATACGGTATGCACTGATTATCGTAGAGGCGTAAATGTGTATTACGAAAGAACGGAAATTAGCGGTGATAGTAATTATCCTGTCTATGTAGAGCCGACCACGTCCGTAGGTAATCAAGGGGTATTAAATCTTGTATCTTACGATTACTTAGTCCAAAAGGCTGTTAGATTGGAGACCCCTCGCACAATCTTCAGCAAGCCTTTTGACGGCACAAGCAATGTAACAGGAGGAGCTAAGTTTCTTAATATCTGCATTGAGACAGATAACAACGGAAATGATAGTGGAAGAGGTAGTGAGATAAATAATTATAACGATCAACTGCACTTACAGCATGCTTCATCTAATAACTTAATTTGCTGTATGGGTGGCGGCAACGTCGGCATAGGCAGTTTATCGACATCAGGTAAAAAGCTTTATGTAAACGGAGATGTTGGAGTAGCTGGAACTATCTACTTCGAAATTCTTTCAGGTGGCAGCGAGCGTGACTTGCTATATCAGCAAATGGCAGATAATGACTTATTCCGTATTAGGTGCGGCGGCCCGTCAAATCAAGGCTGGGTAGAGATTGCAACAGCGGATGACGGCACAGAACCTATCTATGTAAGGCAATACACAGGTGCGTTTTCGTCGATTGCAAGAACTTTAACGCTGCTGGATGGGAATGGAGATACGTATTGCCCGGGTAAAATAACTTCGGGAAATTGGATCAGGTCTAACTTGTACTCAGCAGGTATTAACGGCTATGCTGATGACTCATACAGTGTCGCTTATAACGCATGCGCTCCTAATAATGATAACTATTGCTGCTATTCGATTGTTCGAGCAGGAACTATTCCTCTTGGAATAGGCTTTAATACAAATAATGAGATATGGCTGGGGACTGCCAATACGAACAGAAAAGCAGCTGACCAATGGCTACAAATAAGCAGCGGCCAAGTAACATGCAGCAGCAATCTTCTTGCTAAAGGCGGAATAACAATGTACTCCGACTTAAGAAAGAAAAACGTCCTGAACAGCATCATCGTACCTCTTGACGTAATGGCAAACGCTGACCTTTTCGATTACACTTTCAAGACAGATGAAAAAGGAAAGGTTAGAGCAGGAACGAGTGCCCAGTATTGGAATCGATTCCTTCCACAGGTGACAGACACAGATAATGAGGGCTTCTTCACAATGAGTTATGATGTGCTTGCAACTACATGCGTACTGTCTATGGCCAAGCATTTCCAAAGATTTTTGATAGAGGATTTTGGCAGACACGAAACAGAGATAGAGAGATTAAAACGTGAGAATGAAGAACTAAAGAACCGCGTTAGCGAACTGGAAAGGAGGGCAGCATAATGGCAGTGTATAATATATTACCGAGTACAAACCTTAAAACAGAGGATATACGCGATACGCTCAACGCATACGGAGGGAGTGTTTCTAATGACTGCTTAACGTTCTTTACAGATGCTGCTAATATTAGGAAATGGGCGAAGTATAAGCCTATAAATTACGCAAAAAACTTCGACTTGACGGATGCAGAGAGGGCAACCAAAAACTATGGCATCGGAAACATACCATGGCAAACCGAGTTCGGCGCTTGCAAGGCATTCATCGACAGGACAAGTGCGGAGCTTTCAGCGTACTACACATATGATAGGCCAACTGGTGGCGCTTCCTCACCTTACAGGTTAGATGATTTCAGGGGCTATGACGGAGCCGCGGACGCACCTATATATCCGTCCAGCAAAACAAACTTAACAATGGGCGGAAACAATACATGGGTAGCGGTATATGTCAATCTGAGGGGAAAGAGTTCACATCCAAATTGGCTGAACATATCCTATCTTGACAATAGAGACCCGTACGGAACATTGATTCTGTCAGCAGATAACTGCTATCTCGGAGTAATCCTTAAAGGGGACAACGGAACGTTCTATGCTATCGAACAGGTAAAAGTCCATACCCATACAGAGGGTGGAGACCATGAGACTGCTATTACTATCAATGATAGGAACTGTTATGGAACCTATAAGTTAATGCCGTTCCTCATTGAATCGAGTTCGCTTCCAAATCCTGACGGGAACGGTTATCAAACGGTAAAATGTCTTCCACTTACAATGTCTATCTCGACAGTCACCATAGTTAAGCAGGCAGCACAGTTGGTGGTTACCGCCAACTATGCGAGAGCAGACTATGGCAACGGATACAGGCTATATTTAACCAGTATCGTAATTAAGAACAATGGCAATATTAGTACAAGTGTTTCAGGCCTTAGATGCTCATTCAGTGGAAGCAACATGACTAATGTCTCGAATGTGTCAATATGGAATGTCGGCTCAACCAGTATATCAATTGCACCCGGTGAGACAAAAACGATTACCTCATTTACTAACAACAATTTCTACACCACTACCAAGACGAATGTGTATGGCTATTGGTATTTGTATGTTTCATATACAGGAAATGAGATAACCAAATCATTGAATATAAGCAACACACCGCCAGCAAGCGGTTCGTTTTAAGACGTATTATTAACTTAATAATAGACCATGAAACAGTTCAAATCATTATCAGACAAGCGGCTTATCATTGAAGCCGAGGTAAACGGGAAGAAAGGCTTTTTCCTTATCGATACAGGTGCGAGTGTTGGGCTTATTGCCGAGGACAAGGTAAAGAAGTTCGACATCGTGAGAGGACGCAAATACCCCGGCTCTCTTGTTGGCGCTGGCGGTGAAATGGAAGATGTGTATTACTGCAATACGCTTGTGCGGTTTGGTGGGAAAGATATTCCGCAGTTCCTCATTACCGACATATCAGGCGTGAGGAACAGCATAGAGCGTGAGACCGGGATAGAGATACTGGGAATCATCGGCCTTTCCCAAATGAAAATCGCATCGATGCAAGTTGATGCAAATGACAATATGATAATAGTAGAATAGTAAACCAATAAAAACAAAAGTTATGAGTACATCAACAACCGCTACTGAAAAAGTGGCTTATGAAAAGTTAGTGAGAGCAACAGTAAGAGTAAATAACTCCGTAGACGAATCTAAGGTCTATGACATTGAAGCGGATGCCGAGATAAACAACGGCATTGTAGGTAATATCAATTCAGGCACAGTGAAGAAAGACGGCTCACAGGTGGCTACTTTCAACAGTTACGGCAACGAGAACCTGAGCATCAACCATAACGTGGGAGACAAGCAGGAACAGTGCGAGATTACCGCGGCCGTCAACACCTTTATCGCTGACACGAAAGCCAAGATAGCTACCGCACAGCCTGTTTCATTGTAATTGTACAACCATTAAACTATAATCATCATGGAAGAAAAGAAAGAAAAAGAAGAGTTGAGAGATATTGACTTTGCCAAAGCAGAAATCGAAAACATTGACGGCTCAAAGTCTAAGATATTCGTAGACGGTGACGGTGAGATTGGCGTATTGGTTAAGCAGTTTGCCAACGTGATATACTCCCAGTCTAAGGAATTGGGCGAGGTGGAAGTAGCCCGCGAAATCTACAAAACAGGTAAGTCAAAGGTAACAAAAGAACAGGCAGTAGCCTTGAAGAAGTATGCGGAGAACTACCCGTACATCTTGCGCACTGCAATAGAGGGTGTATTTGATGTGTTCAAGTAACTAATCAGGAAGGGGTTGTGTCATGAAAAAGGTAAAGGTTGATTTGTTGGTAGTTGGTAATCTATTGGTTATCAATAACTTGCGAGGGGGGGGGTAAAATCCTCTAATTGGAATTGTTATGCAGATGAAAGCCTATATGAAGCGGACAGGGTCGTACATGGCGACTACGAGATTAACGGTGACAGTGATATGTCTATTGCTGTTACTGGTGGTATCACCATTATACGGAAGGAGGTATGATATGGCTATTGTACCTGATTCCAATGTCAACCTTGCAGGTAACATACGTGACATACTGAACGCTGCGGGGGGAAGTGTCACTAATGAGGTGATAACATTCTTCCAAACGAGGGCTAACATCAACAAGTGGGCCAAGTACAAACCTTACCGAAAGGCAACAAACTTCAACCTTGATTATAGCACAGACCCTACACGTGCGGACGGGTGTATGTGGGGAATGGTTACCCCAACATTGAAGGCGGGATATGTGTATTTCAATAAAATGGCTTATGAAATTACCACAAACCCTTCTCAAGCAAATTACCCCAACTGGGAATATCAGCTTCCGAGAGGCGGACAGGGTGAGCCTTACCGACTTGGTGATTTCAAAGGGTACAATACCGCGGCTGTCCAGCCGTTTACAACAGGCATAACTAATTATAAGTCGGAACTGAATATGTTTGATGAAGATAGCTTCACTGCTTTTTGCATGATAAATTCGGGGTCCGATTTTAATTTCAGGGACTTTTTTACGACATCTTCCGGATATAGGTTTGTTGTTGAATGCTACTTGGAAACGGGTATGCCTTTTTATGTAATGGACGCTCCGACTTACAAACAAATATCAGGGCAAGATATTGCAAACGTTACCGACTGGGCAGAATATATAAAGATCCAGCTTTCGCAGATAATGCAGAATACAAGCCAGCTTGTCGGGCGGTCGCTGTATGTATGTATGGGTGTTCAGAAAATAAGCTCAAGTGGAAGTGCCGAGGGCGGAACGGGCATTGTAGCTCCATGGAATGGCAGCGATACTCCGTTTTTCAAAAGGATTAGCATAGTAAACTATTTCAGCCGCCGGGCAAGCCTTACCTATGTGGCGTTTACGTTGGTTAATCCTACTTGGTATTCAAGAGACAGCGACCTTACTTTCTCTTTTTCAGGCACAAGATATTTTTGTGTAAGGATGAAGATAGAGCGTAAGGCGAAGGGGATGTACATTATTCCTGAAAACTCATCGTTCACGCCTTCTTCAGGAGAAGGGACCATAAAAATAAGATGCTCTGTTGTGGCCGGAACATATCAAAGCAGCCAGTTCGGACAACCCGCAAATAGTTCTTTGCAGAATATCAGTCAGATATATATAGAGCCTTCTTCAACCGAGGGACAGTATCAGGAGTTCTATTTGGTTTTCAGCAGCCTGTTAAGGTCCGGCACCGCTTCTTATTTGGTCTTTGAGGCTACCTCTGACAATAAAGGTTCATTCGTAACTATGGATGTTCAGACAGTGAATATAACTTGCAGATAGTACGATGAAACAAATAAGCAAATTCCCCGTTCCACTCTCACGAGCCAAACGGGGATGCACAGTAGTTAGTTTATTGATGCTGTCTGCAAAGATAAAGAAATTAATATAGAAACGAAATGAAACGTATTAAAAGATATATTATAAAAACCTCGTCCTGTTCTCACGAATAAGGCGGGCAAGGCAGACCATTTAATACGAACAGTAATCTTGATACTAAAGTCTGCCTGATTAATCAAATTTACGCTTACAGTTTGTACGTGACACAAAGATAGGAAGAATTTTAAACATAACGATAAAATGAAAGAAAACATTGTTACCCAAAGCATACCGGGTGGATTCGCGGTGATAGCAAGCAGCTTTATTATGCAGTCATTGGAGCACATGATACCTTGGCTGATAGTATCATTTGCAGTTATTATCTGCGATTTGGCGTTTGGAGTTAGGAAGAGTTTATTAATGAATGAGGAAGTACGTTTCTCCGGAGCCATACGCCGTACTATGGGTAAAATGGTAACTTACTTTGCCTTTGTCTGCATGGTTGTGATGATAAACATTGCTTCCGGAGACAAGTGGAACATTGATATATATTCCTGTCTCTTTGTGTGCTTCATAGAGTTTTGCTCTATTATAAGCAACATATTAAAGCCTAAAGGGTATGATTTCAATGTATTAAAGGCTTTGGGCATATTCTGCAAAAAGGTTTTTAATGTTGATAAGGAAGATGTTAGCGAGATAATAACGAAAGATAAGGAGGAAAAGAAATGAGCATTAAAGACTATTTCGACATTCAGGAACTTGTATGCCGGCACGTGTACGAGAAGTTCGGTGATATCGCTTGGCAGTTCTTCGATAACCGCCTGTTGGAAACACTGCTTGTTATCAGGGAAAAACTTGGCAAGCCTATCTATGTGAATAATTGGCAGGTAGGCGGTAATCAGACACAGCGAGGGTTAAGATGCAATGTCTGCCAGCTTGTTGCAGAAAAAACAAGGCTTGAGAAAGTGTACGTATCGGCACACATACAAGGTACGGGCATTGATTTCGATGTAAAGGACATGACGGCTCTTGAGGTCCGCAACTGGATTAAGGCAAATCAAATACTTCTTCCGTATCCTGTCAGACTGGAGCAGGATGTTACGTGGGTGCATCTTGATATGCGTAATGACGGGACAAAGGGTAAAGTAGTGTATTTCAAAGGATAATTATTAACAATTAAATAAAAGCATTATGGCAGCAACAGATTTATCATTCAGTAAAAACGACGAAAACAAGTACGTAGCATCTTTCGTATCCGAAGGGCCTGTTACCATACAGGTGAAAAGGAAAGAAGCAGGTGCGCTAAATATCTATGCCAACATTGACGGCATGGATGCAATCTACGTAGGCGGCTATGGCCCGTACAACGGTAGTGCCAACTTGATTTTCAATGTAGATGTCCCGGCAGGGGTTAATGTGTCGGTTGAATCGTTTACGGAAGTGTTGGAAGCTAAAAAAAAATAGGGCAATGAATAATATTGAACTAAACAAAGTCGCAATTCAGAGCATCGGCATTGACACCATACGTCTGCCGGGTGTCGGTTCTGCAAGCGCTAAGGGTTCGGGGAGTTTGTTTCACAAGTCCCTTGTTGACGCTTGGTTTATGTCAGGATACAGCAATGATAATCCTCCTGCTTCAATAAGTGGTTACAAGGGGCATGAACTTGTGCTGAAGAACTTTGCGTTTGCTGGAAGTAGTGGGTTTGGGAAGTATGCTACAAATTTTAATTCTTGGAAAGCTGTATATGGTACATATACAGCTACTAAAGTAGTTTGTGGAACAGTTAATACAGATACTATTACTTGGATTATTCGCACTTCAAATGTAAGAATGGATCCTCTTAAAGTTAGATTAACTAATATTGGTAGTGAGCCTATTAGATATTATTATTTCCAAGATGCTACAACAAGAAATTTTGTAGAGTTTCAAGAAGATGGAACATATACTGTTCCAGCCAGTGCTTATAGTGATATTTCTACGGGAGAAGGCTATATAGGATTTTATCAAAAAATATTAGCTGATAAACAGAATCCATTAATAATCGAACTTCTTCCCGACAACGCAGGTTCTCTTGTATTCGATGGTGTAGATGATTATGCTGTATGTGACAATATACCGATACAAACGGATTATACAGTGATATGTAGGAGACAGATTTGGGATAAACAAAATGATAACGAAACAATAGTAGCTTCTAAGAGTTTATCTTATGATACTGGTGCTTTCATTTTTGAACTTCTTAAAAATAGTACAAATGATCAATGCCGTTCGTTTGGTACTTTATCTTCAATATTAGTAGAAAAATCTGATTCGATATCATATCAGACGAGTACATCCTATAATGGAACTAATATAACAAAAGGAACAGGAACAGATACTGATATATTATATTTAGGGAATACCAGGAAGAATGATTATCGTTATCTGTATGGTGCTATCTATTACTTCGCCCTCTACGATAAATCTCTCACTCCTGATGAAATAGAGCAAGAGAAGATAAAGTTAAATGAAATTTGGACTAAAAGATTAAATAGATGAAATATGTAATTGTAACAGTAGAATGGTGCTTGCAAAAGGGAATAGTAGTACCTGAGCATGCGCGTAAAAGTGTGAACGGAAGTAAGGTTATTCTTCATTATGACTTTGTGTATCCTGTGTTGACTGATGAGGATAAACTAACGGTTTACGAACATAACAGTAGAGAACTTGGTAGCATCCTGAATAGCAGGGAGTGGAAAAATGAAGATTCCTCTATTTCGTAACTTATAAACTATTTGCCATGAAAGAACTAAGAAAGCTATTGTTTTGGGCGTCTGTTGGATTGCTGGCTATGCTGCTGGTGTTCGTGTTTGCTTCGTGTAAGTCTCCGCAGCCTACCTTGTCTGTTAATAGAGAAGTTAAGGATAATACCGAAGAGCAAGTTTCTAAAGTAAGCACAGACAGCCTTACCGCATCAATCAGCAAAGATGTAAAACGGCTATACGACAAAGTAAGCGATTTGGAGATTGAGAGCAAAAAAACAAAATGGTCCGCTCCTGATTCAACAGGTAGGCAATTCCCGACTGAAACCACTGAAACAACCGCTCGCAATAAGATCCATGAAAAGGAACAGGTTGATAAAAGTTTTAAGGTAGAGATTCAACGCATGCTGCTATTTATAGAGAAATTGAACCGGAAGATAGATGTATTGTCTAAAGAGAACATTGTAGAAACTCCTAAATTGACGAAATGGCAAAAGCTAAAAATGAACATCGGCGGATTCGCAATTACCTTATCAGTAATATTCATTTGGACTATTATTCTTTGGCTTGCCATAAGGATAAAAAAGAAATAAGTGTAGAAGTTGGCTTTAGCTGACGCTCTTTCGGGGCTTAGAGTAGAAAGAAAGCCCCTATCTCTTGTCCTCTGTCTGCGAAACGAACACAAGAGACAACAATCACAATCCGAGTTGTTACGAGGCTTTCGAGTTTAATAACACCGGGTTGTGATTTTTGTTTTTAATAATTACATGTTTTAAAGCAGAATAATATGAAAACAGGAGATTTGTATCAGATTATGATGTCTACGGTATGTAGGCATACGGGGGTTGGAGAATTGGATATGATTGAAAGCAATAAGGAGGAATGTGTAGACGCACGTTATATTTTAATATATTTTCTGTCTAAATATCTGACGGACGAGGATATATCCAAGAATACGGGGTTAACCCGGCAGGCGGTTAATTATATACGCAATCATTTTGAAAATAAAATGAATAAGTGGAGCATAAAGAGTGGTATATATGATATTGGCGAAATGCTAAAGCCCCCATTTCTCAATGAGGGCTTTTAGAAGCGGAAAGGGAACAGCGTTATAAATTTATAGCCAATAATTCTTCACCTAATTTGTGAAGCGCTGTTTCTATTTTTAAAGTTTGTTCCGGACGGGGATTTCTCATTCCGGATGCGTAATGCCATAATTGTTTTTGGTTTATTCCGGTGATACGTTCTAAACCAGCTTTTGTAAAGATGCCGGAATAAAATTGGAGTAATGATTTTACGTCCATTTTAAACGACAATTCATAGTCTCCTTGAAGTTCAACAGGAATAACACCACCAAATTCCTTGCAATCTTCTATTAATACATTAATAGAGTTGATGATGCCCGCTTTAATTTCTTCTACGGTTTTTCCGGTTGCTACAATACCATCTACTTCTTGGATATAAGCAGAATAATTATTTTCTGCTTTCTCGATGATAACGGTTAGCGGTTTCATACTTCATAATTTATTACTCGTTAATAATATCCTTTTTTGCTCTCTTCAAAGAAAGCAGGACTGGCTATTGTCCTGCTGTTCCCTAAAGAGTGGATTAAATTTCATTCAAGTCAGCTTCTGTTAAACCGGCTTGTCTGAAAATTGATTTAAGTGTTCCAATGGCTAAATCATCATTAGGATTTCCAGGAATAGGAATCGGGCGAGGTTCGCCATCTTTCCTAAAAATTCTATGATCGCCATTAGTCCTAATATGTTTCCACCCTTTCGCCTCTAATAAGGCTATCACAGCCTTTACTTTTAAAACTTTCATTCACTAAGATTTAAAATTAAACGAAATGACTTATCAGTCATGTGGATAACGCTGCAAAGATAACTATAATTCTATCAATCACAAAGGATGAGATAACTATTTTTCTATCATTGTGATTTTTTAGCATTGGATGCGAGCAATGAATTAGCAATGAACTCGCAAGGTATTATTTCGGTGGCATAGTACTTATCCTGTCCTTTGTCATGCAGCCTACATCGGGCTGCCTTGAAACAATAAATATTTTATGACTATGACAGCAGAAGATTTAATGGCAATGAAAGCCATGTCCGACGGAACCGACATGAGTTCCTACGAACACTTCATGGTGGCTGAAAAAACAGCGAAGAGACCCAGCGGAACATCAATTGCAGCTATCACTATCGGTAGTGCAGCCTTGTTGACTGGTATCGGAGCTTGGATTTTCGGTGGCGTTTATGCCGCACAGGGAAGCAAAGCTAACCAAAGAGACATTGACCGACTGGCTCAACTGGCTATTGCAGAACGCGCAGAACGTGTAAATCAGCAACCTCGCATGATTGACTACGTAAATGTTCAGACAGGCGCTACGGCTAACGCTTTGGCGGGAGCAGGAGCAAGCGCATACGCACAGGCAGAAGCACAGATCGTGGCTGACCGTTTGACTGGTCGCTCACAGATGTGTCCGCAGCCCGTAGCATTGTACAGCGCACCGCAGCCTTGCGGATGTCCTTGCAACGGCTAATTGCATTTCGGTATCGGGGAAGGGCGCACTAAGCCTTTCCCTTTTTACAAAAAACATTGCTACTTATGTTTTGGAGAAAGAAAAAATACAATATGGAAATGCTGAAAATGATAAAGCCTACCAGTAAGGTTGCACTGAAAATGCAAACTCTGATGATAGCCAAAGGAAACGTAGAGGAAGCGGAGAAGCTGTATGATTTTCTCGCTAAGGACATGGAAGAACTGCCTACGTTTGATGTTGTACCTCCCACAACCATGCAACAGGTAAGGGATACTGCCGGAACGATATTCGGCTGGGTGAAAGAAAATCAGAACGACATCATGCAAGGCATAGAGTTCTTGAAAAGCCTGAAAAAAGGAGGTGGAATGCCGCCTTCGGGTGCTGCTCCAGTATCACCGCCTCTGCCTCCGTTGTAATTAAAACAAATGCACTATGAAAGGATTTGAAATAAATTTTAAAGTATATGCCGATACGCAGGAAGAAGCGGATGCAGCCTCAAAGGCATTGCAGAACTTTGTAAACGAACATGCTGCCGAGGGAAGAGCGGTAACAGCACAAAAGCTGACAGAGTGCGTTCTTAAATGGAAAGACAACCTGTTTGTAAAAAATCAAATCATCAAATATTTTAAATAACAAAACAATATGAACGAATACATACAAGCCATTTACGAGATAGCAGTATCAAACAATAAGTTCCTGATAGCTACGGAACAACGGCTGATAAACATTGAAGCAAAACTCGATGTGCTGCTGGGTGTAGGAACGCCTGATTCTGTAAAAGAGATGAAGAGCCGGGTGCCGGCTCCAAAGAAATACCCTCAATCAGCAGAGGAACCCGTTGCTGAATAATATTAATAAAAAAACGATTCATTATGAGCTGTTGTAAAAACAAATCGGGACAAACCTCCGTATTGGAGCTTGTCCCCGTAGCCACAGGGACTACGACACCATCCCCAATAATGTATTACATTGACCTGATTCATTATCTGTGTCGTAACCGGAACATCTGTATCACCGCCCAATATCCTTTGAGCGGGACCATGAGGGCCGTTTTAAAGTCTATTGATTCTTTAGGCGGAAACCTTTATTCGCTGTCTATCCAATTGGTAGGTTCGGTAAGTTATCTGCCATACGTATGCGGATGCAACAATTGTGACGTATGCCCGCAGACGGATACAGTGTTCACTTCAATTACCGTACCGTTCTATTCAACCACAGTACCCACATCGGCAACACTTACCGTTACACCTAATGTGCTGGTAAGTCCTACCAACGTACAAGACTGCTGCACGAAAACAAATGCGGTGGAAATAGAGTTCGGCCTGACTGTCACAAGCCCTGCTCCTGCGCCTGCCGTAGCTGCATTGCTTGGTGAAGATGAAAGCTTAGCAAACGAAACCAAATCATCCAAAAACAAGTAGTGTATGATTGGGGATGCAATGATAATAACCGTTTCCGTATGCCTGTTCATCTATTTGGGACTTTTCGACGCCATATCAGGCATTTTGAAAAGACTTGTTCCGGTAAACCCGGGAAAGATAGGACGCTTATCAGAGAAGCTGAAATGCAGCAAGTGTATCAGCTTTTGGCTCACGCTGGCTTACAGCATTGCATGCGGAGGTCCGGTTATTCGTTGCATCCTTGTTTCTTTTCTGTGCGCTTTGGCCGCACTATGGATTGATTTGCTTTTGGCTTATATAAACAAAAAATACGATCGGTTATGGGAAGATTTGTAATTGTAAAACCAAAGCCCGCAAAGACGGTTAAATGCCCGTCATGCGGAAAGAAATAACAATATGGGCAACAAGAAGATTATGAAGTATTGCATGGACAAATACCTCAACGAGTGTATAGGTAACTGCAAGGATGACGGTGTCAAGGCTCTTTTATTATTACAAAAAGACATTGAAAAGAACAACGAACATCACCTTCGCCAGCAGGACTTGCTGCTTCAAATAATCAGAAAGCAAAGCAAACCCAATTTTTGGCGGGAGGTGGGAGCAAACCTTACCGGGGATGCCATTTTTGAGGTGTTACTAAGAGGTGCAAGCAGGATATTCAGATAAGAAACATACTACTAATTAAAAGAAAGGGAAAAGATTATGACTATTTATGAATTGATAGAAAAGTACGGCAAAGGCAAGGGTGAAGCTGTAATGATAGAGAGTACCCGCATTCTTTCGGATGTGCTGGAGCCGATGAAAGAGAAAGAGCCTAAAAAGTATTGGCTGGCGTTAAGAAAGCTGTACGGTGCCATGAGCGGATGCCATTACAACGAGGAGTTTGCCATGCACGATGTTGCCGATATGGAGTACACCGACAAGGAAGGCAACGAACACAAGGGTGGATATTGGACGGTAGATCAGATAGAGGAAGCCACCAAGAACAAGAATTTCCCGTCGGGATGCACACGCTGGGATAAATACGTAGCCTTTAATGCTTTTTGGGCCGATCTGTGCAAGGTTTTGGACGGAGAGGATATTATCGAAGCGGCGTATGCCTTTTGGTTTGACGATGAAGATTGGATGCCGGGAGATAATAAAATTTGGTCTTACATGTGCCTAAAATATAGCTATGAATGAACAATTAGACATATTGATTAAGCAGTCGGAAGACTTACCGCACTGGATGTTCTGCCGACTGCTTGCTATGATGCAATGGAACGTGCTCTAAAGATAGCCGAGGATGTTATTTGCAATGCTATACCGCTTATTGTTGCGGTAAAACTGGCTATGCTGTTAACCCTGTGTCTCTAATTCTTTCACATCCTCCAGTGCCCTATACAGTATGTATATGGTACTCATATTGTTTTTGAACAAATATGTGCTTCCTTCATCTACGTATTGCGCATAATCAAACGCCAGTTCTACAAGTTCTTTTCTAAGTTCTTCAGGAGCTATAATGTCTCTAAAAAATTCGCCCATTGCGCTGACGTCATATTGCTTTTTAGCAGGTATTGTATTTCTTTCCATGATGAATATTTGTTTTAGGTTTTAAGCGGGCAGACTGATTACGCCTACCCAAAATAATATTAGTTTATCTTATTCTTGCTAATTTCCCGTCTGAGGGATTGCCGCCAAACAGGTGATTGATGTATGCTAATCCCTTTTGAGTACATGTCACAACCATTACAATAAATCCAGGATGATTTTTTCTTGATATAGGCTTTTCTGTCATTTCAAAGTAGCCTGCATCAATGTATTTCTGCTTAGGTTCATTACGATTTGCAAAGAATACGCCAACTTCCCTTAGCTTCTTGAAAAGGGTGTTTCTACCATATCCAAGATTAAGAATTTTGGCGGCTTGGCCTATGTCTACCTTACCTTCCATAGCAAAAGCTTTTTCAGCAAAATCAGCTTTAGGTTTAAGTCTTTCTATCTGTTTCTGCTGTTTTTCATTCTCCAAAGCTAAACGTTCCTTGTCTTCTTCCGCTTGAAGAGCCATTAAAAGAAGTTCCTTACGGGAAAGTTCACGCTTGTTTTCCTCGCATGCTATAAAATACTTTCGGGCTTGTTTGCCTCGTTCATTATTCTCGAGCATTGAAAGCTCTTTTGCCATGCCGATAGATAGTGCATATTCTATTTTGCTAACTTGCTGATTTTCAGACTTGATAAAATTATCATGTCTGATATTCAATAAGTTACCTTGATAGTCAAAATAGAGCGTTTCAAAATCTTTTCCTTCTACAAAGTCGTATTTATTAATACGCCCTTTTATCCAATTAGCAAATTCTTGTTTACTTTCAAGAAAAGAATGTAAGTAACGTGCGTTAACGGCTTTTTTCCCGTTGTTTTCACTGATAGGGAGCAGTTCTCCCAAATTGTTAATTTCTGCCATAGATTTATTGAACTTTATTGGCATTATAGGGCTGGTAGCCTGCCCATATCCGGCTTTTCGGAAGGGCAAAGAAAAAGGCTGCCCTGTCCCATTGTTCAACCTATCCAAAGGCAGATATAGCATTAACTATACCTATGGGGGTGGCAGCCACTATATTGTAGCGTCAAACTCGCAAGCATAAAAAACGCCTGCATATGGCAGGCTTCCGCTTGCCTTTGGATAAAAGTTGAACGCTGCAAATATACGCCCTTTTTCTATAACGCCAAATAAAAAACTTAATATTTTACTTTAACTGTATGATTTCTACCCCATATCATCGCATTATACAGCGAGGCGGCATATAGTTTAATCTCTTCGTTGCTTTCCAAGAACTCTACCTTTAATGCTTCTTTCATAGCGGTGGTATAAAGGTTTTGGTCTAATGTATTATCTTCCATTGCTTTTGTTTAAAAAATTAATGATTCTCTCAATCTCTCGAATATCTTCTCTCTTTCTTCGTATGTGGCTTTTCTTGTTTCGTAAAAAGAACCAAACAAAGAAATGTTTTCTCTTCCCGAACTGGCTATATATGTATGATATTTATCAAAATTATACACCAAGTAATCGCCTTTGTCGAACGAATCAACAACAATAGGGTTAAGCCCGGCAACATTGTTCATCAGCTTCTCAACTTCATCGCGGTTCAAGAAGCATTCTACCCACTGCTCGTTATATCGGTTGATTATATGGCCGTCATAGGTAACGGCTACCTCGTATGTCTCTTCCCCGTCTGAATGAAACAGCTGTCCTAAAAGCACACTGACGCCATAACCATTCTCAAACTCAACCACTCCCTGCATGTACTTATCAACATCTTTCATCAATTTCAGCTTTTTGATAAAATTTACCTCTTCCTCTGTAAAGTAAGGCTTAAACTCTATATCAGAGAAACTGTATTTCCTTTTAACATCTTTCATAATTACAAGTTTAATTATCTGCATTTCACTTTTGTAAGCCCGTATTTGGCTAATCTTAGATACACCGTCCTGACGCTCACATTCAATATTTCGGCCATTCTGCGGGGAGCTATGCCGTCCTCTTTGTACATTTTTGTAATGTTCTCTTGTGAAAGAGGGTCAACAAATGTTTTCCGGGGTTCGGCTATTCCCATTCGTTTACGCGCCACTGCTGCATACGCTTCGTTTTGCTTATCCCTTGTTACGTAGATAACGGTAGTGTTGCTAAGGCGAAGAGGAACCAAGTTCTTTTCAAGCTGTCTGCGCTCCTCTATCAGGTTTTCTGCATCTCCGTTGACTGTCGTGTCTACCTTCTTGTATTGTTCAGGCAGACGGGCGTGTCTGTCTCTTAGTTTCTTTTCGGTTGCTCTCATCGTTTTTTACTTCCATTTTTACCAAGTTCTGTACTTCTTCTTCCCAAACGTCTCCCTCGTTGTCCGAAAAGTCAAGATACACAGTATCATTAGGGCTTGGGTTATTAAAACAAGAGAGCAATCCTACTACCTGCATCGGTATTGAAAGTCGCTCTCCTTGTGGTGACGGGAGTTTTATTCTCACCCAGTCACCGATTCTTAAGTCTGTTATTTTCATTCAAACACTATTTCTTTACCGTAAATCTTTGCTATTTCAAATTCGGCATTACATCCCTTGCTTTCATGCCATCCTCTAAGGAAATACACAGCGTCGCATTCAAGCAAGGCTGCTATGTCTTTCCCCATGTGTTCAGAATAAGGCGCATCATGATCGCATGATACAACCAGCGGAGACACCGGGATAAATCCCTTTTCCTTAATTCTTATTTCTGCAAATCTGCACTCTGCTTCCACGTCTTCGATGTCCCGCCCTGTTATGGGCAGGCTGATATATACTGTCTTTTTCATGATTACTTTTCTTTATCAATTAATATTCCGTTTCTCTTGTCGTAATTCCTCATGCGAGGACATTTACCGTCACATTTCATATTCACATGCACATTGTTTGCTATGCCTGATATGAACGACTTTTTATAGCACTGCCCGCTGTAATGGCTGTAATGTTTGCAGCGTTCCCGGTATTCGTTTCTATTCATAATTATTGCATACAAATTGTTTAAAAGGATAAAAGCGATGATATACACACCTTACAAATAGATCGTAAAACGCTTCCTTTGAATACTTGCAATTAATACAACATTTATTCATAGTGCCTATATTTAATCCTATCTTATCCATAATCATATAAGTTTTAATGCTTCAAAAATCCCGGCTTCGAGTGCTTCTTCGTAGGCGTCCCACTTCCCACCATCATTAGGGCCTTTGGAACCATCGGCTTTCATCCATGTGCCGTTATTGGCTTTTACAATGATATATCCATAACCACAAGCATTACGGTATATTTCAATATGCAAGTTCTTGGTTTCACGAAGCCACTTTTGTGCAACGGATTGAGGTGGAACAGATAAGTATTTATAACAATGATGCAAAGTAGAAACATTTATAAGATATTTTCTTTGCTGGAAGCTTTTCTCTTTCAGCAGCTTCGCCGTCTCTAATGTTATAAGTTCTTCGGTCATAATTAACTTTTATTAAAGTGTTCGATTAGCTCTTCTACGGTAGCCTTGTGACAATAAAGTGATTCTATCTGAGTTCCAACATGCCTTCCTCCGTTACGATCTGTAGATTGAAACCAAGTACCTTTAGGAATATAAACATATATTTCTACATCCATTATAAACCATTGATACTTGTCTGTATCATCCCTGAGTGAAGCGATAGACAAGAAAAGCTCCTCGTTGGCACCACAATCTATTGCGATTTCATCATCTGTAATATTAGATGAAAACGTTGGAAAAAACTCATTACGTTCCGCATCTACATATATTATGTCATGACAAAAATCTGCTCTATAATCATATTTATACCCTAATACAGCCAGTTTCTTCCTAAGTTCCGGTGTGTTTTTACGTATAAACGCTGGTGTTGTAAATCCCATAGTTACTTGTTTTCAAATCGTTTAAACACTTAACAATCCAATTCTCTTCAACTTCTTTCTAAAATTCTTTTCATTCAAGGCTTGGTCGTAATAGCAATCTGGTTCTATAACCGTTTCAGTTTTGGTTACAGGAAGCCCATTAAAACCAATAACAATCTTGGGTATAATATAAGCTCTCTTGATTTCCCCTGTTTTTCGATTAAAAGAGAACAAGATATGTCCCGGATTCTTCTTAATCCTATTGACTAATTTATATTCTGTTTGCTGCTTTTGCAGATATTCTATCTGTTCCTTAGAAAGATTATCTTTTGTTATAATAGGTACTATATCCATTTAGTTATTCCTCCTTATCTATCTTAATATCTGTTACTTTGCCACGATTGACAAACTTGTCACAATTTATTATAGCACATAACGCATCATTACCACGTATTTCGTGGCAAATTGCTATCAATGAGCATCCGTCACAATGGGCATTTCTCATAACTATACCCTCATGTAGCACCCCGTCTATTATTATTCCGTTCTTTACTTCCATGATTAAAACGTCAAGATTATTTTTGTTTTTATTCTTACAGGCAAAGCCGATAACGTAGACTTTTCACTTTCCCTGCGTATATAAATCATATTATTGACTTCTAAACCTATTTCAGCTTCAAGGTGTTCTAAAATATGAGCTATTTCCATTTCAGCTTTCGATTTCTTGTTTTTTACTTCTTCTATATCCATGGTTATTCCCCTTTTAATTTCTTTATTATAGCATCCGCATTTCTTACAACAACATACGCAAAGTCATCAAGTGTAGGATTTTGGTCTGCTCCTTCAACAACCGGAGCGCATAAAAGCCCCTGTGTAATAACTTTCGCCAATTCATAACGTCTCTGCTCCCAATCAATAGTTTCATCATCTTTCAAAATTTCAAGTAACCCATTAGGAATAATCGGGTCAGTAGAACCAACCTTGGCATAGAAACAACATTCAACATCGATTACTTCTCCAGTTTCTTTTATTCTCGCTTTCATTGTTCACCCTCCTTTAAAATATATCCGTTTTCAATCACCCAGCACAGCATATTATATGCGTTTTCCAATATATCCACATTGTTTTTATAATCTAAATCGTCAAACGTATAATTTACGTATCTATAACATATACAAGGCGGAAGTATTTGCAGTTGATATTCTTCATCATTGTATGTAATATAACTCGGCAGCTTGTCAAGAATGTCATGCAAGGTGTAAGTGGGAATTATTTCCCAAAATGTACTATCTCGTTTTGATTAATTACATCTTCATATATTTCAAGTTCCCATTTTGCATTTTTATAAGAAAGAGCGCAACACCAGCACATACATCACTCATATCCAAGCCAAGCTCCCTCAGGTGCTTCATCTGATCTATTGATAATACTTGTTTTGATTTCATATCTAATCTTTTTTTTAAACACTCTTACATAAAGCATTAAATTTGAATTTATCACAGTTTATAGTATCTCTGTTAAATCTGTCAGTGCATTTATAATAATGCTTACAGTTGTAACAAATCCTTTCAAATTTTCGCTTTTTCTTTACTTTAGGAAATTTCATATCTCAATCTCCTTTCTGTTTAATCCTTTTCAGTACATTCCTGTTGGCTTCGAGTATCTCATCGAAAGAGGGGATTTCGTTTTTACCAACATAATAAAACATAAGACCTCTGCTAACCATTGGCGAACGTCTTTTTAATGAGTTGAAAATAGATGTTGTTGGAATATTCATTTTAATTGAAGCATCTTTTATTGATTTGAAAACGTAAGCAGTTTCTCCATGTATGCAACAAATCTTTTTTCGATAACTATCAGTCGCATGCCCATAGGAGTTATTGTAAGACCTTGTACACCATTCCAAGTTATCAACATTATTATTTAAAGGGTTCTCGTCTTTATGATTTACCATCTCTAAATTTAAAGGGTTTGGTATAAATGCTTTTGCAACAAGCCTGTGCACAAACATTAGTTTCCTTTCCCCATTAATGCTAATTGTTACCTGAACATATCCATGAGAATCTATATAACCTTTCATTATCCTTGGATACGCTCGTTTCCCCCATCTACTAAAAATGCTTCTAACTCGTCCAAAATTACTAACTTGATACCCAAACACTCCTTTTGTGTCTTTCCATACCTCTTTCATGTCATTATAAATTTAAGAGTTTATGAATATTCTCTATAACTTCTCCGTCTGTCAGTGAATCGTCCTGCATGATTGATTTAATCCGATTTGCAAGCCATTCAGCACCGGCTTTGAACCCTTGTTCAATGTCATATCTATCAAAATCGAAATGCAATCTATATTTCTTTGGAACTCCACGTTCTTGACATTTATCGTCAGCATATTTCCTTACTGCTTCTTCTATTGTCTGTTTCATAACTATATTTTATAAGTTATCATGAATCGATCTTCGCCTCTCTAATGTCTATTTCAATCTCTAACGTGGTGTTTGATTTCGTTTTTAAAAGATGGTCTTCTATCGCTTCTGATAAATGACTCATTGCATCTTTTTCGTCCTTACCTATTCTCCTTACATTTATTTCTTCATTTGAAATAATATATCCATTTGACACCTTTTCAATTTTTATTTTTACTTTCATTTTAGCTCATTTTTTACTGATTTGAGGGTTATTCTTCTTTTAGTACGCTATCAATCAAACTGTCTATTTCCTGATCGGATAGAAACTGCTTACCTGCCTCCTTTTGCTCCTGAAGTTTAACTTTAAGCCTATTTTCTATCCTTTTCAACGCTGTACAAGTGTTCTTATCAGGATAATACCAATCAATAGAACTACAAACAATTAACTTAATATGATCAAGTTCTAAGCTATCCGGGCAATGTTTATTGAGAAAGTCTAAATCTTCTTTGATTATCTTCTCGTATGCGTTTTTATCAATCTTTATGCTCATATCTAAATTGTTATTCATTAATTGGTAGTTTCATAAAACACATCCATATCGTCTTACTTTGTCTTCCTGTGGTATGCCCAAATAACGGCTCATAAGGAATAAGAGACAATATTTCAATAGCTTTTATCTCGCTTTCGTTCCACTTGAATACCAATGTGCCATTTGGTTTTAAAACACGCATACATTCATCAAAGCCTGTCTTTATCACTTCCTGCCAATTAGCAGGGAGTTTACCATATTTCTTTGCCATCCATGAAGTTTCGCCAAGTGTTTTAAGATGTGGTGGGTCAAACACTACCATATAAAAGGTGTTATCTTCAAATGGTAAATTAGTGAAATCTGCTACAATATCGGGTTTTACTTCTATGGTTCTGATTTTATCTCTATCCTTGGCCGTGATGGTTTCGCTACGCTTGTCTATGAATAAAGTGTTAGGATTATGTTTGTCAAACCAAAACATTCGGCTACCGCAACAGGCGTCTAATATGATTTTCGTTTTACTCATACTTATTTTGTTTTACTCTAATTTTGAAAGGAGCACATCCTAATGAAAGGCTGAGTGTCAAATTCTAACTTGTCATTATAACTGTTGGATATGCTCCTTTTTGTTGTTACTTTTGTTTCGTCAAATTCTAAAAATTATAACTTATGAAAGAATTTATAAAAACATCAATCTACTGCCCTGAAGAAGTAATTGGTCTAACTATCTCAATCTGCAAACAGCTTAACATTCCATGCAGAGGAAAACAAGATGCAGGGAACTTTATTTTTCAAAGAGATCTAATAAACAGCCTTTCAGGAAAATACAAGATAAATGCTTCCGTAGGAAATAATTGTTTTTATTATTCTAAAAGTCTAAACCTGATTGCGGAGTCTCTCGTTTCTCGTAATATCCTGAACGAAGACGCTCTTCGACAAGACTTGGAGGAATTTTGTTTAGCAAATCCGCCACTGCGCCTTTAGGAAAATACATGTAAAATCCCCTGAGTGAAAACACATTTTTTTCTATAAATAAGTTTGCGCCCACCACATTGTTGTTTAGCACTCTCTCCAAGCGTGCAAGGAACTTTTTATCCCTGTACGCTTGATACTTCTGTAATAGTTTTTTAATCATAATATATTATTGTTAGTTTAATCTTCCACCTCAACAAATTCGCCGTTTACTAATCTATACCAAGTATCAGCCTTGATATTTTTTCCGTCAACTACAACAGCTTTCCAATCAGAAACATCGTACGAGCTTTCTTGCTCCTCTGCTATAACCAAGATAGATCCCATACCTCCTCTGACCTTTACATTTGCTCCTCGCGCCACCGCTAAACCGTTATTTCCAGTTGATGAACTACCTCTTGATGTCGCAGCACCTCTATAACCAGCGGTCGCAGCACCACTATTACCAGCGGTCGCAGCACCATAATTACCAGCGGTCGCAGCACCATAATTACCAGCGGTCGCAGCACCACTATCACCAGCGGTCGCAGCACCACTATTACCAGCGGTCGCAGCACCACTATCACCAGCGGTCGCAGCACCATGATTACCAGCGGTCGCAGGAAACCCCGGATTTGCATTATTCCTATTAGTGCACCGTTCCTTTACATAAGATACGGTTGCTTTCACAAGCCCTTTTATATCGAGTTTTGCTCCGATATGTATTTTAGAACAAGCGATCTTTGTATCATCCTCATCCGCATCCATATAACCGCTTCCCTCAACTTCGTGAAACTTATTCATTCCTATATCAGCAGGCGGATAATATCCAAATACATCCAATGGATGAAGGCAGAAGTGAAAGCCGTTTTTGCAAGCTTCTATTTCTCCTTCCTCCTCGTAATACTTGCCTTCTTCGTATTTAAACCCTCGGCATGTCATATCCGGATTAAAACCCTTGTATCCTTTTATTTTGGTAAACTCCTTTGGCAGAGTAACATTATCAGGAAGATTTGCTCTAAGTATCATGTACGCCATATAGTTTGTATCAAATCCGGCTATTCCCGTTCCTATTGCAGTAAGCAGAAATTCCCTTTCCGGATGCTCTTCAGCAAATTCTCGGAAGTTTCCTAAATAGGTCATTAACTCTTCCTCGGTTACTTTCTGCATATCCTTATCTAACGTTGGAATGGCGTAGGACTGGCCTTGTATGCCTTCTGCCTGCCCCATCACTGCACCAAATCTTTCTACTGCCAATCTTGCCGCACCTCCGGCATGATTACCGTTCATGTTTGAGCCAAAAACGAATATCTGATTTTCTGTAAGTTCCTGAATATTATCAGGAGTTAATTTCTTTTTCATAATGTATTGTTGTTAGTTTAATTTATTCGTACATATTTACCTGCTATATCACACGTTCATCTCTCTGCCTCCTTAGCCTTAACCTTGCGTATTAGCGAACGGGCCTTGTTCCTAACAAGCTCCGTAATATCATCCGCGCTGTCTGCAAATGAGCGCTGATAGACATTGTCCGTACACTCCGACATGAATTTTACATGGGCCTTAGCTTCTTTGCCTACCTGCATTATCTTATCGTACATCTCCAATCGGTAATCAGGATGATATTTCTTAAGAACTTGGTTAAAGTCCATTGTAAACGTTTCTATCATGTCACAGATTAGAATAATCGCATTGGTGCAGGTATTGATATACTCCCTGTCTTCGGGTGACATATCCGACATTAGGCTCTGCATATTCTCCGTTTCACCTTCGTAGCTGTCAAGATATTCACGTATTACCCGATCCTCTATCTTTTGCATCTTTTCCTTTAGCAAAACAGCCTTGGCATATTGCCTGTTGATTATATACTGGGAATGCTTGTTCTTTAGAGCAATCATTTGGCTGTCCTCCCTAATTGCTCTTCTCATTCTCTCTAAGACATCTTCGGGTAGGTCGTTTATAGTTAGTTTTTCCATTATTATGTTATATTTTTATCAATTATAATAATATCCGCTACACAGCAACATTCTCCGTCTATCCTCCATGAAGAATAAACCGGATATCTTCTGTTGAACAACGGACATCGCCTGCACCGGGGAAGTGTTCTTTTGTTTTCGCTTCTCCCGGTGCAGAGAATTGGGTATCCCTGAATATTCATTGCTTTTTTCTTATCTGTAAAAATCCGCGCTTCTCACATTCACGCAGCAACTCCATATCTTCATCCTTTATATCACATGGTGTTTCATGGTTGATGCTCATATAGTCTGATATTCCAAACTTTCGGCATATATCGTGATAGAAACGTTTGTTTCTGCCTCTTGCGGTCCAACATACTGTTAGCTTCATATTGAAAACGAATTAAGGAATTTATTCTCAAAGAATATATTGTTTATCTTAAAACCCTGTTTTCCGCTCTCTTCTTCGCATTCTCATCTCCTGCTTCAACAAGCTTACGTTCGCGCTCAAGGTATTCGGCGTATGATATACGGTTGTTGCCTCGCTCTTCAATTTCCCTCTCACGTTGCACCCTGTATTGCTCGCGTTCATAGCGCTCAATATCAATACGGCGTTCTTTGATATAATCAAGCATAGCGCTTGTAATCTTCATTGGATCAATAGCTCCGTAAAATCTCCCATATTTACCGGACTTGAACCTTGCAATGAAAAAGCATATTTCAGCCGCATTTATGTAATAGTATTCTGAAATAAATATCTCCGCAAGTTCTTGTAATTGATCGTTTCCCATTTTAGCAGAAACTTCCGCAAAGTCATTAAGCGTACCGAATTGAATTTTAAGCCACTCAACAGGGGTTTCATCGCCATAGGTGGAAGCTAATAGGCCGAGTGTCGGTATTGATAAATTCATAGCCAAATCAGAATGGGATGCTTTGCATTTTACTATCTTAAACTGTAAATCCGGATTGTAATCCATGATGAATTGGGCCGGATCAGGGTATTTTGTCAATAATGCCCTCTGCTTCAAGTTCAGCTCTCTTTTTTGCAGCTGCCTCCCTAACGGTTGTTGCGACCGCAAGAACTGAATTAAGTTTTCGCTGCTCGCTATCTTTTCGGTTTTGTTCGTAGATATTGCTGTAAGTTGTTTTTGCTCCATAATTTTTTAATTCAAATAATCCGGCATAATTGCTGGCAATTGATTGCTCAACCACAAGTCTTGCTTGGTTACAGTCGTTACCGCTTAATTTGAGTAATCGGTTATAACACATCTTAAGTGATTTTTCAGACTTGTAGTTTTCTTTACGGTCTCGTTTATATTCAAGCCATTCCATAAACAGATCTTTAAAATCTTCATCAACAAAAGACAGATCAGGACTATTGTTTCTAATAGCCTTTTTCTTTACTACTACGTCAGTAGTAGTTTCTTTATCTATATCATTAACATTATCATTAAGCTTGTTTTGGGTTGTTTGGGTTAAATTTAACCCACTGGGTTGTTTGGGTTGTTTTGATTTCGCATTGCAATTACCCACAGGAGCACCACCTTTACGTCCGTTGTTTCGGTTTCTCTCGACAATGCCATGATATTTAATTTCGTCTATCTCAAATTGATTAATAAAGAAACCGAATGCCATTTCAATGTCCTCCTCTACCGTAACCTCCTCGCCAAGTTGATACTTGAAAATTGCACGAAACAACCTTCCAAGCTGTTTGTCTGATAATTTTGCTATTGGTTTGTAGAATGATTTATATATTAAGAAACTATCTTTCTTCATTATTTTTTTTCTTTAAAGCAAAATAGAGTAGTGCAAGCCCGTTCCATATAACATGAGCAAGCGGATGAAGCCCGCTTTCCTCGTCTTTCGTTTCACCTTTTCGATATGCTACCAAGTGCCGAAGAAGCGCAGAATAATATCGGTTTTCCGCATCAGGAAGATTCTGCCAGCTATTAGGAGCGTACTTTTTTGCGCCAAAGTGATATACCTTAACTACTTCCTCTATCAAATCCAGCGGGAGCAAATCCCAGCGGAGTTTGTCGTCCTTGTAATCATTCTTAAATGATTCTGCCATAGTTATACATCTTTCAGGTAATCGGTTACTACTTCTATAAACTCGTCAAGCGAACGGACAACAACGTACTTAGCACCGATACTTTCAAACTCTTTCTGATAGGCTTTCTGATTCTCCGACTGCCTGCCTGTTTTAGTTTTCAATTCAATTCCACAGAAAGGATAGAACTTATTCGGTATGAGAAGTATCAAATCAGGGAATCCTGCACGAACGCCCATTTGCTTGAATTTTGCTGCTTCAATGGCGTTACGTTTTCCGCCATTAGGCGCATGAACAAGCCGCTTCTTCCATTTAGGATATTTCAAATCCCAATATTTAATTATAGATTTTTGGAGAGAATCTTCTAAATGTCTCATACATATTTTATTTTCAATTCAACACTCACAGGTTTGTCTTTCATCGTAGAGAAAGCATCAAGCAATTTATCCTTGATTGTTTCCAAAGGTTTTGTTAGGATGTGGCTCTCTATTACTGTAAGCGGTAACTTTTTCCCGCTGTGTGTAATGAGAGCCATAGAGGTAATTACGTAGGGTTTCATGTTTTATAAAATTTCTTTGCCTGCCTTGCAATCTTTTTGTTTAGCTTACTTAGCATCTCATACTGCTTGCTGTCACCTCCTGCATTATGAATGTCACACTTTCGGTCTATCACAAGTTTCTGAACAATTGCAATTTCGGTTTTGGTTAATGTAAGTCTCATGGTAAATATATTTAGAGGAGAAGCCCGGGCTCGAACCGGGACGAGTTTATTCGGCTTGTTACTATAGCATGACTGCTAAGGTGGAAAAGCACCAACTTCCTATTTCTATTACACTCACCGCGCTACCCACGGCGTGCCTACCAATTACACCACTTCTCCATATTCACCTGTCCAATCTTCACAGACCGAGCAGGCAGGTTAACAAAGTTATTCCATATAAGCCATTGAAAACTCTTTCGGAATAAAACGCCCGACCGGGATAGTAAATTTGTTAGCTGATTAAATCTCAACCTGAACCTTTCACAGGACTTCTACATTAGTAGAGGGCTTTTGGTTTATTTTACTAAGTCCAAAATCTTTGTTTTGGCAATAGCGTCCAGCTTCATATCTTGAAGTCCCTGCTTCATGTATTCCGCCGCCTTTTTGTTGGCATCATCCATGTCTTTTGCGGAAATGAGAACATAGTACTTGTTGCTTTTTTCATTGCCTTTATCGTCAACGAAAACATCAATCAGAGTAACCTTGTAAAAGAACTCATCAGCCTGCTTCTCATTGACAATCTCACGTATCTTGCTACGGCTGATTGCGAAAACGTCACACTCCATATTGTTAGAAGCGTACATTTCAAGTCCTTTCTGTTCTGCCTGACAGAACAAATCTACATCAGTGATGAATTGCTCGGTGACTTCTTTTTCATCGCCTTTCTCGTTAACCTTGTTTACTTTAAGCTTAAATTCGTATAGCATAATACTTGTATTTTAATAATAATAGTTTCATAATCAAAATGGAATATCCCTTTCCTCAAAGTCCTTGCAACCTTCAATCTGATTAGGCATAGGCTTTTGAGATATGCTAAGTATCATATCTCTTTTCTCCTTACTGAACGTTCTGACTTTTGGATGATACATTACCTTGTTGTCTATATCGCATATAAATTTGCGGCGAGGCCTTACACCTGGAGTAAACTCATCAGAATCGCATTCACTAATCTTATCGTTATATTCTATATCCTCTACTATGAGATGCTCGCATCCTATGCAATAAGCTCTATTAACGGGGTTTCTTTTGCATTTATCCTCATGTAATGTCATAGCCCCTTTGTTGAGTGATATTTTGTTGCAATGTTCGCAATGGTACACTGTCCTTACATCTGTTCTCATTTTATGCTACTTTTAATTTATTGAATTTATTAATAAAATACACCTGCCCCTCTCCTGTGACATAGCATGTAAATTTTGTAAACTGCGGTTGACCTGGATTTGAAATTACCCTTTCTGAAACCCAAAACAACTTCATTTCCGCAGCTCTCTGCGTTGGAGTATAATAGTTTTCATATTTCCTTCTTGAATTGCTCCATCTTTTATGCCGTATCAAATACCCATTATCCACCAACCAATTATATAATCTGATTTCCCCAATAGTATATCCATTTTGAGTTATCAGCTTCGCAAGGTCTTCAATAAGTATGTTTGTGTTACTTACCTTTACGCTTTCTGTAAATACAACAGCCGGGCGCTGTGCTTCATTCTGTTCTTTTAGATACAAATTTTCTGTCTCTATCCTTTGTTTCTCCTCTCGTTCGTTCTTTAGCTGGGTGGCAAGGCTGATAACAAGGTCGGGGTTGTTAATCATTTGTTCCAAAGTTGGCTGTGTAGCGGTCATGCCGTATTTAAGAAGTTCATCCACTCTCATATCCACCCATACCGCTAAATCGGAATTTAGTTTTTGAGCGACACGAATAGCGACAAGACGGTGAGCCCAAGTACCAGGATTATCTCCGCCTCTCTTAACTATCAGTAAATCAGCCAAACTAAAATTTTTTAGTTTGGAAAGTGATGTGCAATAATCGCTGATTTCCTGCGAGTTAACAATTGTGGATAAATTCTTATCGGGATAGGCTTTCGCCATAGCCGTAAGATTTACCATAACATCACTCCCTTTCTCAAAGGGAATTACATTTCCGTTGTAATCGAATTTAATAATTGAAGTGTTCATAATATTTAATTTCTTAGATTTTACTCAATAGAAAAGTTTCTCTCCCTTTTTTCGGAAAGTGAGGTAGCCCGATAAAAGGCTACCCAGTACGATAAGTATTTCAATCATGGCTTTGTCAGATTAAACCTAATTCCCGTTTCATTCTCTCGGCTGCTTTGTGCTCTCTGTGCTCAACCATTTTGTCGTATTGTTTGGTTTCAACGAGATAGGAGAAGCAAGCGCACTTTAGTTCTATTTCCCTGCGTTCGCTCCACCTTGCCCATTTGAGCATTTCTTTCGTTTGTTCCAGTTCCTTTTCAAGCATTGCGATTTTCCGTTTGTCGGCTGCGCTTGACTTGGCAACCTTCGGGGCAATCTCGTTCACCTTGTGAAAGACTTCACGATACACATCGAATACAGGGCGAACCTTGCGGGCGATGAAGAACTCCATGCAGGGTAGGGAGAGGTAGCAATCGTATTTTACTCCGTTTGCTAAGTTGTTGACTGTTACCACCTTTCCATTTTGGGAAAGGTAATAATCAACTCCTTCAATAAATTTAGATTTTAGTTCTCTTAATGAATGTCCTTTTTGTGAATACACAAGCGGATAAACCGCATCAAGATTTACCGGAAATTCTTCTTTTGATTTTGATAATTCAAGTACCGCCATGAAGTAGCGTTTGATTTCGCTGGTGGTACTTAGTAGAGATAATGATACAGTCGTCGCACTGTTAGGCGCAAAGATGGGCATACTATTATTCTGCTCAACTCTGATTTCATCGTACTTTGGCATTGATGAATGAAATTTGAGTTATGTATAAAAAGAAAGCTGTTCGCTTCCCTATACTCGCCAAAGTACACTAAATATCGCAAAGATACATAGCCATCAGGGAATGCGAACAGCCTATACTTATAGATATAATCTGTCGAATGGATATAAAAAATCCATGTATCAATACGACAATAAATATACTTTGGCGAAGTATGCCGCAAAGATACTAACTCAAACCAAAATGCCAAAAGAAAACGCAAGAAAAAAAGCGGTGAAACCTAAATTCCACCGCCTTAGTTTCCTCAAAAGAGGAGATGTAAACAAATGATATATCAAAGCCTTACGGCTGCCAGTTCTTTACCAGCTTTATGTATAGCACTTTCGATCTTATTCTTTTGACTTTCAGAAGCAAAAGCTATTCTTTGTTTATATTGCCGCATTAACGATGGATTAATACCCGCATACTTGGCAAAGGTAGATACGCTTATAAACTTGAAATTCTCAAAAAAAGACGCTATATCATACTTGTATTCAAAGTTTATATCAACCAATGATTTAGGAACGTCTTTTCCTTGTTCTTTAAACAAGGCAACATAATCTTCGACACATTCATGTAGCGCACATTTTGCTTCATCTACACTTTTTCCTTGACCGCTCAAGCTGAAACCGTCAAATTCGGGGACATATACACTGATTGTCTTGTCGTCCCACATTTCAATTACCGCTGTTACTTTCATAATTGCAATAGAATGAATATTTGTTTAGGGCAAACAAATGTGCGGGTCACTTAAGACCCGCATCTTTCATCATGCTGTTAAGGGTTCCGCCTTTTATCTCTTGAGAGCCATGCCGGCCGACACGAAAATACTTTCCAGTTTTTGGACTGTACCAAACATCGTGTTCTTTCCCATGACTAACAAACTGGCATCCTATCTTCGCAGCCTTTTTCAAGAACTCTGATACTTTCATGATAATCAAAGACCATTTGTTTACGGCACAAAGATAACATATTTGTTATAATAAGCAATGGAGTTCAATAGTGCTTTATAACATATTTGTTATTTATTAACCGCTTTTTAAATAGCTATTTGTTTTCATATATTTAGAAACTAAAACGGCAAATCTGAATCGTCACCAACCTGCTCAACAGGCGCTTCCACCGTAGCAGCCGCATTGCTTGAACCCTCAAATTCATAAGGCTTGAAGTCTCCAAGATAAACCTTTGATTTGGCCTCTGCCTCCGTCTTGTTCGCGTCCCTGTATTGCTTTGATAAAGACTGCTTGCAATAATGCGTCTTTCCAAACTGGCTCGGTTCTCTTCGTTCATTAACATTAAGGCCAAGATATACGGACTTCGCTTTCAGGTTCTCGTCCATGCTTACATACAAGTCATTTTCCTCAATGGGAATAATAACACACTTTTTGTTTTTGATTGTTGCTATGCCTGTTTTTTCAAGCTTCAGCAAATCTATGCTTCCGGTTAAATTCATTTTTTATTAAGTATTTGATTAATAATTTCATTTGCAGCAGTTATCCGCTTCTCAAATTCGGCTATTACAGCTTCATCCCTCGTTATCTCTACAATGTGAATGTTATGTTTCAAGAACGGGCAGAAAACAACAAAATCGGCTTTGTCCAAACCTGTACAGGACATCTCCGCTTGTGTTTGGTAGAAGTATATAGGATTTACTGATTTAAGTGTATCGTTATCCTTGATCTCGTTCATATACTCCATGAACTTTTTAGGAGTTGGGCATTTCACCTCTACCACCTTTCTTAAAGCATCTTTAATTGCTATCCGGTCAGGTGAAGCGGAAAAGTAAGGTATTGTAGGATGCTGTATGCTTTCGCACTCTTCAAGTTCGCATCCTGTGACAAGTTGGTAACGTTCTGCCGCGAAGTCCTCGACCTCATGTCCCCAATCGGTATATTTATTACTGAAACTTACTTGCTGCTGGTATATCTCGAAGTAGTAATCGTCTTCAATGTATTTCTGCAACAAATCTCTCTCTGCGCACACTTCATATATATAGGAAAGGGCTGTCTTTCCGAACATCTCTCCTTTCTTCCCGCTTGTCATGAGGTCTCCAATGCGGCTTCCCGTAAAATTCCCCAACCGGGACAATTTCCACTCCTTTGAACCCTGTTCTATCATTGCGCTGGCTGGTTAAAGATTTCACCCGTTGTTTCATCTACAACTTCCGCTTCTTCCAATGCTTCTTTCATGGCATTTCGCCTGACATCCGCATTCGTTGAATTATCCTCGTATGAAACCTCAGCTTCATCAATATTCTTTTCAACCAAATCGTCTTTTACTACTGCCTGATCGAAAGTTTGTGCGCGCTGCATGTCAATGCTTAAAATGCCGTATTTGGAGATAAGCATTTTCAAGACCGTTTTCTTACTCATTGAATCGAAGTCCGTAGCCCAAAGTCCTCCACCTTTTTTATAAGTCTGTGAGAACTTTTTCCCATGCTTTTCACATTCTTCCCGGCTCATGTACATGTACTTTTCAAAGCCGTTTGTGAGGGAGAAGTACGCCATGTAACCGACAATCTTATCCGATTTCCTTTCCCCGAACGTATATTCTCCAGTGAAGCGGTTTTCGCTCTTTATTTCTCCCTCATATACCTCTGTAACGTTAATGGTTTTGTACTGACCCGATCTCATAGCCAGCTGAGTCATACCCTTGTATCCGATTTGGAAACTCGCCTGATTACCATAAGGTATGATATAAGCAAACCCTAAATTGGGGTTTATCGGCAAGTCCAATGTAGCTGCTATAACCGCAGCGTTCATAATAGATTGCGGCTCCGCCTTTTGAAGCAATGTATTGCTATTGGCAACCGCTACGATTGAACTGATAAAACCGGGAGCTTTCTTTCCTAAAATCTCTTTAAAACGCGACTTCACGTTTTCATTCGCAAGCATTGATTTAAGCTGCGGGACTGTCGTTGCTGTACCCATTATTTCTATATTTATTAGTTTAACAATATCTTGATAACCCCTGACTGACACAAAGGCTCATTCTTTCTTCTTCAAGCTCATCAGGTGTGTAATCGTATTGACTACATTCTATCTCTGTGCGCAACTCCTCTATATCTTCCTCTATAAGCTGAATAATTTCCTCCTTTGAAGAATATCCGTATTCAGGAAGATACGCCAAAGGAGAGGACCTAACTTTATTCAATTCCTTATATAATTCTTCAAGTTCATTTTCCATTATTTCTTCTATTGAACCGCCTGTACAAGGTTAAATCAAAACGGTGCGCACTTCGTTTATCTCGCGGCTTTTAGTACAGTAATAGCACTACCTTATTGCGGTTATTTATATTGTTATTGATGATTTCCAACTAAAAACCGGACTATCTTCTCAGACCACCCGGCAACCTAAACAAATATTTAATCAGAGAATTTAAAAGTTTTCCCTACTAAAGTATCTTCAATCACCAGCTTACGTAATCTTCCGTCACCTTTTCCGGCTTTCTGATAAGCATCTTTCATAACCCAACAGTTATCTTTCAATCCCATATTATTAGCTTTTTGTTTGCAGCTATCATAAAACTGGCATGTGACGCACCACTTTTTTATTGGTATTCCGTATTGGTTTTTGCAGTATTTCATGTTTGATTTTGATTTTAAATTAGTGATTAGTAATTGTTCTCGTGAGCGTTCCGATGTTAAGCCTTACCACTCGCCTTACGGTGAGCCACGAGAATATATATAATAAGCGTGTACGGCCGCCTTTCATTACCACCGCATACTTTATACCGATTTAAGACTGTATCGGACGCTTATGTTGTCTTTATGACCTGTTGTTTCTCGCGATACGGGCGCCCAAACCGCATACTTCTCTACCGTAGGACATTTCGGTGCGAGAAACAATCACGATAACCAAGCCTATACGTAGTTTCGGCGTTTCCGCTATACGTAATCCTTAGTTATATTGAAACAAATCCGAATATCAGATATTCAAACTTTGTTTCACATTCAATACGTCAAAGAACGGTGTATCTTGCTTCCTCTGCACGAATCGAACGTGCAACAATCGCTAACCGGAACAGACCGGAAACGCTAAACCCTTACGAACAAATAACCTTAGCGATGCTCTAACCGTTGAGCTAAGAGGAAGGAGCGTTATTCACACAACGCGGTTTTTAAAATTCAATACTGTCGTAGTACCGTTTGTTTTTCATGTATTCATTTACGACTGCCGATCTTGAATTATCGCTTATCCTGCTGCTGATAAAGTCGTATTTTTCAGAGCTTATACCGGATAATACATCATCATTATACTCTACGCGGCCACCATATACACATCCTGCCATAACAACCATAATCAATGCTATTCGCAGTCCAAGACTTGTGATTTTATTCAAATTGAAGCTTCTCATCTTTCTAAATATTTAATCAATGACGCTTTTCTAAATCGGAGCAATCTCCCGTTTTTAGTATGTGGAATACTGTCTATATTGTTATACAAGGTACCAACAGAGCATCCAAGAATATTTGCAGCCTCTCCTACTCCAATCCATTCATCGGAACATTCAATTACTGTCTCCTCCACAAGCCTTTTCACGTCTTTGCGCATAAGCTTATACAGTTCTTCTGCTAATATTCTTGCTTCTGTACGGTTCATGATCTTTTTATTGCTGTAATTGTTACTTTCCATTTTTTAGTATCAATAGATACTTTATATCTCTCTACGTCCGGTCTCGGGTCTGCTAATGCGGTTCTATACGCGGTGGCTCTTACTGAATCACAAGCTCTATAATCGGGCATATACACTGTAAGTGAACTTCCCGGCTTAATCTTTAAAATTTCTTCTCTCGTTACTTTCATACTATTTATTTCACCTATTTTCTATGTTTTATTTGATTTTATTTAGAAAATTGTTATTTTTGCCATCAACAAATACTAATAAGCGGTTTTTATAGCTGCTTCTGTTTTTTATGTATTGTTGCTGTCGTTCTATCGTTCTAACAACAATGCAAAGATACTATAAAATATTATAGCAGCAATAAGAATGCTATAATATTTTATAGCAAACAATATGTTATAAAACACGTTTTATGTAGTTGATTGATTATTAAATAGATATAAGTATGAATGATAAGATTTTTATAATAAGTATAGAGCTGAACAGCAAGGCTGCCGTAGCTCAATTTGAGAAAGTGATGAATGGGTGTTCATCAACCTATGTGAAGATAATGGAGAATACCTATGCGGTGAGAGTGTCCTCGTCTTATACGAGCGAGGCTATAAGGGATATAGTACTGAATAAGATGGGCGGCGACTGTATTTTGTTTGTTATGCGATCAAGTATAGATACAGCGTGGAGAATAAACAGTTCTGCTGACGGTTGGCTAAAATCACACATTTGAAATGGAAGCGGTAAAAGGCGGAACTTTGTATAAAGACCCGAAAATAGAAAGGGCTGTAATTAGCCACTTTAAAATTTACGAAGTATCGGATATGGAGCTTGACTCTTTAAAAGAAGGCGATGATGGAGGAAAGAAGCTCAATTATTCGATAGGATGCTTCTCTCTATTTATTGGAATGATTGTATCTTTTACAACAAGTTCATTTCATAATGACAAAATAGCTGGAGCGATGTATATGCTTGCGGTAGTTTTATTTGTATTGGGAATTATCTGTTATATATCTTATCGAAAATCTGAAAATAAAACCGATAAGATATATAACAAAATAAAGTCAAGAGGTTGTGATGTAACCAAACTTGATAAGTAGCATATACAATATCCATATTAGGTTAGGCAACAAGATACATATAATTCCATGTGTTCTGTTTCTTCTTCTTCGTTTGAAGTAGTCGTCCCACCATTCTTGAGGGATACGTTTGGGGTTTTGTTCTTTCATAATTCGATCTTTGAAATGTTGATACAATCGGTTATTAATTAAACTTAAAGGATAGCTGTACTTTCACTTTTTTAAACCTGTCATTTGGGAGGTTGTGTAATTGTACTATCTCATTAATGGAGTTTGTACACATAGAATCAACCAATTCATTGTATTTGTCTCCATTGTGTCCTTTTATCCACCGGAAATATACAGAGCTAAGAGTCTTTACACGCTCGTTGTATTTGATTATCAAATCTCTGTTTTTTTTCGGCTTCCCAATACCGGAAAAGACGTTGATTGCATATTTGCTGTCTGAATATACGATTAAATCAGAACCTTCCGGGACGGAACAAACGGCACTTATAATAGCAAGCATCTCCATACGGTTGCTGGTTGTATAAAGAAAACCTTTTGAAGCGGTTTTTACAACTTCTCCCTTATGGATTATCAGATAGGCTGAACCGCCTTCCCCGTACACTGATGTGTTTTGGCATCCTCCGTCTGTATATGCTATATATTTACTCATTGTCTTGGTGTATATATTAAATTATTAATTATATAATCATACGCATCATGCGTATCGCGTCGCGTGTGCATACGCTACGCTATGTTTTTAGTGGTCTTTTTTGGGAATATGGCATAAAAATTAAAGTTTAAACGTTATCAAATCGCAAGAATAAACATACCTGTTTGAGACGCGCAAACGAATCTCATTGCCACTCCTGTATAAGTAACCATTCAGCCCCGTTTCTCTGAAAAAGCTGTTTGCCAGCTTTGGAGAAAAGTCTGAATAATTTAAGCATACACGAACAGACTGTTCAACTCTGCTTACAAGTCCACTTAAACACAGGCCGTCAATAAGGCGTTTGGCTTTCGCCTTACATACTTTGGTTATATCCATTATACGCTTTCTACTCAATCCGGTAAAGGCATTATCTGTACGTAGCATACGCTTACATTTTTTGCGGGCTTCCCGAAGCTGGTTTATAGACTTCGCGTTTCCCTTAGCTATGTTAATGGTATCTTCACAGTCTGATTGCTTGCTTATATGGTTAAGCAATACAGACTTCCTGATAATGTCTATAATATCTTTCAATGAGTATTGACATACAATCGGGCTTCGCTCTGATTTCGGCCTATCGCTCATCAAAGCTTTTGTTCGACTATATGTCTTACATTCAAAGTCTAACCTAATATGATATGATTTTTCTCTCTTAAGCGAAGTGGCTACAAGATCTTTATTGTCTCGTTTCAGTAAGCCGTATTCAATGCCGCTATTGATTATACGGCACATTCTCGTTGACCCAATACCAAATAAGTCCTTACACTTGCTGACAGTAGCCGATTGTATTCTTGATGAAACAAACGTTAGTTTGACGAGCACAGAAAAAGCAAGTGCTTCAATAAATCGTTTATCATTGATTGCCTGCTCTGCAAGTCCTATATTTAAATATAACGTTTGTTTCATATATTGACATAAACAAAAAAAATCCGTTGCTAAAGTCAAGCGGCAACGGATTTCCATATAGAGAGGCCCACGTTAGGGCGATTGTTTAATCATGTATCTGTTGCCGCTTGACTTGCAACGGGTGCAAAGATACTATAATATTTTATAGTATGGCATATTTTAGGTATAAATAATTTAAAATATTATACTATGACTACAAGTGAACGCTTTTTAGAGGTTATGAAAGGTCTAAAGATTAGCCCATACGTACTTGAATTTGATTGTGGCTTGAAAAATGCACAAGCTAAAATATCCCATTACAAAAAAGGAGTTACTAAGGCTATATCTGGTGATATAATAATTCAGCTTTGCGAATCCTATCCCCAAGTCAACGCCAACTATATTCTTACCGGTAGAGGATCAATGTTTCTCGAAAACGAAATTAGCGCTTTATCCGAAGAAAGGAAAGAGGATGACGGTAATGTATCGCTTACCTATGATGAGCTTTCAAGGTTGCACAAAACAACAGTTTTAAGATATGAAAGGCTATTCAAAAACCTTAAGAGTGAGTTTGAAAAACTTGAAGAAACTATCGTAAAAGCAGACGGAGAACTTAATAAGGCTCTTGAAGATGTAAGGGTTGTAATAAAAAAGCAAAAAACAGCATAAGGACAAACCCTATAAATATAGAGCTTGCCCCCAAATATTTACATCCCCGTTGCCTTTGGATGTAATATGCTCATTTTGGTTGAGCGCTTGTGTTGCGACATGAATTTGTAATTTTCAAAATCTCGCTCCAATATGGATATTTTCTCGTGTGCTAATTCAAGGTCCTCAGATACGCGCAATAATTGTTGCGCAATAAGTTTACTCTGCTCCATTAAACGGAGTACAGAAAGGTTGACTTCTTCCATATTGCTTATTTTTTTTAAATTGATAGTTAGGTCTTTTTATAACACTATTATTTTACAAATGTTTAAAAAGCAAACATGTTATTAAACATGGCAATATAAAACAGATTTATCACAAAATACAGAGATAACATTATAAATGAATACTTTAAATGAAAACTAATACAAAAAATAATACAGAACAAAAAGAAAGGGCAATAGACAGATTGAAAATATTCGCCGAATATGCTCGAAGCGAACTGGGAGTAGTGAAAGGACTTAATTCATTCGAGCAGTATTGCAATATCGGAAATGCGTATATTTCTAATTCCGACAAAAAGGGTAGAGGGAAAGGTTCAATAGGAAGTGACGTGATAGCAAACATATCCGAAGTCTTTCCGATGCTGAATGTGAAATGGCTGTGTACAGGAAAAGGAGAGATGATAGACGAACAATCTAAGCTTGAAGAGAAGATTGAAGCCATAAAAAAGATACTAATGTGATACCACAGTTGTTTTATAGCAATTATAACATTGATAACCAATAAATTATATAATATAAATTAATCCCAAGCGGATCACAGCAAGGGATTACAAAAACGTAGTCCCTTTTTGTTTATTATCAGCGTTTTACGTAATAATCAATGATTTAGGAGAACAAACACACCGCTAATGTTGTTTCATTTTAGTTCATTCTATTTCATTCTATTTCACGAAATGTGATACAAATGTGATACCCTTGTGTGATACCAAATCTTTTAAATTATGAAGTATCCAGTATTAAGGTTTGTTTTTGACCGTAAACATACGGCAAGCAAGACAACGAAAGGAACCGTTCAAATAGAAATTTTGTTTGAACGGAAAAGAAAATGGTTAAGTACAGGCGTTCGGTTGTATTCCGACCAATGGAGCGAAAAAACAAAGGTTAAGAATACCGTTCAATCTTTAGACCTCAACGAAAGGCTTGATACGCAAATGCGGAACATCAACGAGTTCATAAACGGGTTGGTAAAAAACAAAGAACCTTTCAGTTTTGATAAGCTGGAACACTTTTTAAAGTATTCCCAAACAAAAGAAAGCTTTATAGATTTTATAAAACGGAGAGTGGGCGAAAGAACCGACCTCAGGCAAGGAACGTTAAATACGCATGCCTCCTTAATAACATCCCTGAAAGAGTTCGGTCGGATCGTTTACTTTACGGACGTTACTACGGCTAACATAATGCACTATGACAATTTCCTTCATGGGAAGTACAACAAGCAGACGACAATACATGGTTATCATAAGCGCCTGAAAAGATATATAAACGAAGCCATCAAATATGATTTGCTGAAAGACAACCCGTATAATAAGCTCAAATTTGAGCGCGGAAAGAGCGAAGGTATAAAATACCTCACCTTAGAACAGATAAAGCAAATACAAGGCTTAAAAACGGCATCCGAGAGCATTGAACGGGTTAGAGACTTGTTCGTATTCCAATGTTTTACGGGTTTGTCTTATGCAGATTTGTTCAACTTTGATTTTAGCGGTGTAATCAAGAAAGGGAACAAATTCTTTATAAGAGACGTAAGAGTAAAAACGGAAGAAGAATATTTCCTGATGCTTCTTAAGCCCGCAATGGAAATTCTGCAAAAATACGATTTCAAACTGCCCGTAATAAGCAACTATCAGTATAATTTAAGACTGAAAGTCGTTCAGGAGCTCGCGAGGATAAAACAAAACCTACATTCGCACATGGCCCGGCATAGTTTTGCGGTTATGGCATTGAATATGGGAGTTTCGATTGAAAACCTTGCAAAAATGATGGGACATACGGACATAAAGACTACACAGATTTACGCCAAAGTGCTAAACAAGTCCGTACAAGAAGAATTCGAAAAGATGGACAGTAAATTGTAATTCAATAGCCCGGCGGAAGAGGTTTTATAAAGATGCAAAATCGTTCGCCGGGCTGTGTGTATATGTTCGTTTCAGGATTGCGAGTTATCCATAAATTCCTTCAACCTGTACAACCTGTCAATTGCCGGATTGTAAAAAGGGTCCGGGAAATGTTGGTTTATGTCGTTTATGTTCGCCTGTATGTACTTCTTAACATCAAATATACTCTCCGATTCGCTCAGCTCTATTTGAGTAGGCAGCTGGGCCGTTAAAGCCCAGTGCACAATATGCTTTACGCTTTCCTCGTCGTATGCGTATCTACTTTCTTGCTCCATTCTATCTTATATCCTCCGAATAAACCTCTTCTCCGGTTTCATTACACACGATCGATACGATTCCTCCCTTGTAGTCCTCGAAATAGGATTCATTGGTACCGTTATAGGTTTCTATATAATTTTTGCAGTACTCAAATGATTCATTAAAACCTTTGCTATTAGAGTCGTTAGCGTCGTTGAAGTGTACATCGTAAGTTTTCATAACCTTTTTTTTAAAATTGTTTGCAAAAATACCGTTTATCTCTCTTTAATTCATCTTATACAGTATGTTTTAAAGCATATTATTTAAACCCGTTGAAATATCCTATTATCTTATCTGACAATTCACGCAGCCCGCAACAAATATACGTTTCTGTCATGGTTACACTGGAGTGCCCTAACATCCGGCTGATAGAATACAGATCCGCTCCTCTTAGATATAAGTTTGTTGCGCAAGACTTCCGCGCTGAATGCGAGGAAATAAACTCCCACTTTTCCCCGGTTGCATATTCGCCTGCCTGATACAGTTTTATTCGTTGGTTTATTCCACACTTCCGGCAAATACTTCTTATTGTATCATTAAATGTCACATCAGACAGCTTACGTTGGCTAATGTCGTATCTTTTGTTTTCCTCTAATATCCGTAACACAGCCGGAGCCGCTGGAATCTCCGCTTTCGTTTTCGTTTTTTGGGAAATATAGACCAGTCGTCCGTCTATTATATTGTCCTCTGTAAAACATACGTAGTCCGAATGTCTTGCACCTGTCAGACAACCGAGAAGAAAACAGTTTTTCACGATCCGTTCTGTATCATTAACCGGATCGTATGAGAGTAGTTTTTTAATTTCTTCATCCGTTAACCATGTACTTTGCGTGGCATCCTTCTTCAGGGTTAATATAGCTTCAAAACCTTTCGGGAAAGAATATATATCGCTGTACAGGTTAAGAACCGATTTAAACATAGCGCAATAGGTTTTAGCACTGTTTGTTGCCAGCCTGTCATTAAGAGCCTGAACGAAGTTGTACAACCTTGGTTTTGTAATGCTCTCGAAGGTGCACTCCGTTTCGTTAACCTCTTCATATACCCGCAGCACCTTTCCGTATTGCGGGTATTTTTTCAAAAAAACGTCCTTCAATGTTTCCATATCACTCTTTTGGTTTATTATCTGTTGTTTTTGCAATCGCAAACACAACCCCTATCACAGCGGATATAATAACAAGCGCCGGGTTAGTATTCCATACTATTATAACTAAAATTATCGCCCAAAGCATAAAGCCTAAATACATAGTCTACTCCTCCTTATTTTAAAATATTCGTTTATTAAATACTGCTTTTCATTTGCTTTTCGTAATTCAATATATCCGCCATTGATAACCAGTCGGGTTTTCCGTTAATAGGCAGTAAGTAGTATAATACTTTCATGCACCATATATGATCCGATACATTTCCGGCCCAAAGATGTTTTTCAAAACGGTTTCCGTATCCTAAAAAATATTCACAGTCACTCCGCAACCTCCCTAACAGGGAATAACGGTTAACGGTTCCTATCTCTTTTACAAACCGAGTAATCTTTATCATAATCTTTTGCTTTAGTTTATTTCCCGATATTATATCCGTATCACGTCCATTTTACACACCTCTTTTTTCGCTATTTCTTTAGGGCACTTCTTTAATTTGCCGACATCACAACAACCGTTTGAATTTAAACGCGCGGTTCCGTTTTTTTCATTGAAGGATAATATAACCCCTATTTCCCCGCACTGATCGTACACAACTTCCCCCAATTTAAACCCGTCCAGTTCTTCGGGTATTGTCGGATAATCAAACGAATCATATTTTGCATAATCATTTATTATAAGCGTATCCATTAATATAACAGTTTGCATAATCGTATATCTTTTAATTATTCTTACATAACCGTTTCAACGCTTCCAAATCTTTCCGTTTCGGCTCGTCCGCATTCTTGGTAGCGTCTATCAATGTCATGTCACTGATTACCGTACTCCATTGCTTGCCAGTTGCCGGACTTGTATAAGTTACTCTATAATGCCCGTATCCGGAAAACTGGAAGTTAAAATCTGAAAGCTGTGTTTTTGTTTTCATAATTGTATATCTTTTATTTGTTATTACTTTGAAAGCCTCAAAACCTTAGTACTGTTTTCAGCTAAAGCCTTATTTAATTTAGAGAGGTGATCCGGGTTTTTATATCCGTTAATCTTAGTCACCTTATCACCCTTCACGCTTACCATGAAAATAGTATCGCTTTGTGTCTTGGCAAACGAGTAGATAGTATGTATATTATTCCCATTGGAGAAACAAACGGCGCTTGTCAAAATAAGTAACAGTGTGTATATTAACTTTTTCATAACCTTAAAATTTATCTGATTGATCCTTGTATTTTTTTATCTCTGTAATATCGGTGCCGCTGATGAACAACACAGCACCGAACAATAGCAACATAACGCAGAACATATTAGCCTATAATATAAGGTTCTTTCATGGGAATATATTCCATTCCGTTAAGCTGGTAGATAGGGAGAAAAATTCTAACCCAGCGGTTACCGGCATCGTAAAACCCTTTGAAAACAAAATCACAAGGAGAAGCACTATTAATTATATTAAGCTCTCTATATCCAAGAACGTTACTTTCTCCGTTCTTCTTGATGAACTTCTTTAACCAGTTCAACCCCTGTATGCCTTGTTCCTCCGTCAACGGAATACCGTAACCATCTCCGATACTTTCTAACCAAGCGTAATTTATAACGTCCTTTTGTTGTCTGTTGGAACGGCTTTTCAACAACTGTATTTGTCCCTTAGTGATTACACCAGCTTCTTTAATCTCTGAAAAGATACTTTCTAATGTCTTCATAACTGTAATATTTAAATGTTTATAATTCAACTTTATTACAGCGTCTAAATTTTATAAGCGGATAATTTGGAAGTTTAAACCAAGATAAGTACCTTTGCCTTTCCTGTTGGGGGGGTACTTATCTAAGTTATTCCCTTCCTTGAACCTGTTAGCATTACCAGTGTTAGCAGGTTCTTTTATATCTCATCATATAAACAACGCTTGTAAGATTAAAGGCTTTATGTTTACCTCTTTCTTACATTACAAATATACGAATTATATTTGAAACAGCAAAGAAAATAGCAAAATATTTTAATAAAATAAGTATGTTTTATAGCATAAAATATAACGTTATAATACACTGATTTACAGCAATATACAAACACATCAATACACACATACGAATGTAAGTATATAATACTAAATAATAGGGTATATAGGAACATTATAGCATACGAACGTATAAGTATATAATAACTGGATCAACAAGCATAGCTTTATAATAGATTTTATCTATTGCTGATAATTAATTTATAGATATTATTTATAATAGGAATATAGGGGTATAGGGAGATTAGACATATATGTGTAATTGGTTGATTAATAGATGGTTATATGGTTATGTTGTAGTTGTAGATTAATAATATTGTGGTATTTGGTTGACAATCAATGAATTACGTCTATTTTGGAGCTTTCGTGATATTCGGGAAATTATCCTCTTTTGTAATGATATTACAACTTTATATTATAGCAATAATATAAACTATAACACATTGATAATCAACAATACACCATACGCACCCACGTAGATAACACCCCCCCCACCCCTGTTATATGTAAGAATATCGGATGTAATCACCACCCCTAAAAATTTTTATTTTCCCCCATTTTTCGTCCAATTTCCCACATTTGTAACGATGTTTTACCATCCAAAAAAGCCGTATTTTTTCAATAACTCCCGTTATTCTCTAAAAAATCACCTATTTTCTAAATTTTACCCCTATTTTTTTAGAAAATTACTTGTTTTATTATCAAGTAGTTGTATATTTGCATAATGATGATAAAGAACATATATATATATTTTTAACCCTCAAAAGAGAGAAGAGAAGATGTTATTTTTAAGAATGAGACCTAATCCCAGTTCCGTTATGTTCTTTATGGTATGCTTATAAAAACGTTATATAATAAATATGGATAGGAAGGATTTAAAGGATTACGTACTTGGATTATTATCCGAACATTGCGATGAATATGCGGCTACGTTCAGGGATATATCTTTGGTTACAAGCAATCCTGAGCGCACAGACAGATACGGCAGACGTCTTGAGGAGTTATTCAGGGAGGGTTATGGTGTCTTGACGAGGGATAACACCTCTCATTATAGCTCCTTGTATGTTTTTACGGGTAAGATTTATGAGTTCATGGATTACAATGTCCTGTATGATGCCGTAGACAGGTGGCTTGAGAAGATGGGTGTTGCAGCTCGTGACCGTACCAATAAGGCCATGTATGCCTATATGAACCGTATAATCAATGTTATCCGGGACCATGAGCTTCGTCCCGACCTTAGTATTATGTGCTTCACTAACTGTGTCGTTGACATGAACCGGTTAAAGACCTATCCCCACTCTCCCCGCTTTGATTGTGTGAAGATGTATCCGTTCAAGTATGACCGCAAGGAGATATTCAACTGTCCTATATGGAGAAGTTTCCTCGGAGAGAACTGGATGCCTACGGACGATATGGACGGTGTTCTTCCTGAGAAGCACAAGCGGAGAATATTACAGATGTTTCTTGGAGCCTGTCTTGTCAACAGACGTAATATAAGCTTTGAGTATTTCCTGATATTGCAAGGTACGGGAGCAAACGGGAAGAGTGTTATCTACCGGGTGCTTAAGGATATGTTCGGAGAGGACGAGATACTTAATATCAAGATGAGCCAGTTTGCCAGCAGAGGTGATGAACAGCTTCGTGCTGCGTATTCCATGTCCGGGAAGAGGCTTATGTACTGTACGGAGAGTAACCGAGGGGATTTTAAGGATATGAGCATCATAAAGGCTATCTCCAGCGGGGAACCTATTGCCTGCCGGGGAATAGGCGGCAATATAACGATGATGCAAAGACCGCCTATCATGCTGTGTAACTCTAACTACCGTTGGCAGCCAAAGGACTTTCTTAACCGGGAGGACCCGGATGATGAGAGTATGCAGAGACGGGCGCTCGTACTTAATTTCGACAAGACTATCCCCGTAGAGAAAAGGGATACCATGCTCGCGGAAAGGCTCAAATCGGAACATGCCGGCATAATGGCTTGGATAGTCAAAGGTCTTTGCGAGCTAAAGAAAAACAACTGGAGGATGCCGGAGAATCTCGGAGGAAAGATAGACATGAAGCTGGAGAGGATACGCTCTACTGTCATAGGGCGGGACGGAAAGCTTGTGGACGGAAGTATATCGGAATACCTCAAATACAAGGAGTGCCAGCCCGAAGAATTTGAAGGAAGCGGCGTTATCAATTTCACATCATCGGAGATATACAAGAACTATGAACGATTCTGCAAGAAGAACGGGATCGTCCCTATGTCGCAAAGAAAGCTGGGCATCGACATGCTTTCTCTCGGATACGTGAGGGAAAAGGGATACAACAACTCTTATAATCTGTGGTGTGGGAACGAGGACATCGCGAACAATTTTATGAGACATGTACCCAACATTGCCGAAGAAGCGAAAACGAACCTGTTTGAGGGCTGGGAATATTCGGATGATGATTTCCTGAGTGATGATTTTGTTGAAGAATAGATTTGCAATAATAAATATAACACAAAAAGATTATGGATTTCGGAAAGACACAAGTAGGGAATATAACTATTCTCAAGTATAAGAAAGACGGCATTCCTTTTATCAAGGCATCAACGGTATGTGGTGATTTCTCCATTGAATACAGCGCGGGAAGCATAATGTTTGTACTATTGGATAGCGTTCCGATAGAAGACAGGGTTGATAATCTGCCTATGCTAATGCTGCGAAACACCCAGTATGTGGGGAATTGTATTGACGCGAAGTTGCAGGTGGATGTGCTAAAGGCAGTCGGGGATGCCCTTGACCGCGCGGACGCCAAGCCGATTTCTGACGAGGAGGACGCCAAGATTATTGAGGAGGAAAGGCAGATGTATGAGATGAAAAAGGAAATGGAGGAAGCGTCTGATAAAGACAAAAACTGAACACAAACCTATGTATAAGGAAGAAGTAGCCGGGTGTCATTTCCCGGCTTTCTTTTTAGCGGCAAGGTACAAGGAGCAATTATTGCATGAAATTGGAAGATAAAAATGAGTGGTAGTATCTTCTTCTTTTATCTCGTCTTTCTTAATCTGCGTGATGTCTGCAATCATTTTGGTGAGGTCTATCCATTCCTTGCAGCCCTCTTTGCCATCGTACTTTTTACGGGCGGCGATAAGCTTACGAAGCTGGTTTTCCTTTGAAAGTTCAGACGCAATATCTTCATCACTAACACCTTCAACCAAAAACTCTTCCTCTTTCTCGCTCTCTTTCTGTCTACGATTGACACGCTTGTTTATAAAGGTGAGATAATCCATGAAGTCCTTATCTTGGGAAAGGAGGGCATTCATATTCTTCTTATTCATCTCTAAATTATACACAGGGTTATAAAGGCCGGAGATGAGATAAGCGTCCTTATCTTTCCATCCCAGCGCTAAAAGGTCTGCAAAAGCCTTTTCTTTTGCGCTGATTCCCAGTTTTCTACATTCGGTCCCAAGTCCTTTGCTGAATGTAATTTTTTCCTCTTTACCTCTCAACATATTATTGTAACTTTTAATTATACAAATACAAAATAACAACAGCACCTTATATGCCACTGGCTCTGATAATCGGATATAGGATGATACCCGACCATACTATCACAATAAGAGCATGGGTAACTGCTCCCTCTATATGAATAAAAACCGATAGCTCCTTCTTTTTGTTTCTGAACTCCATTAAGCCACATCCATGCGGAACCGATAGCATACCGGGTAAGGGTATTCAGTGAGTTATAAGAAGAGTTGGACTTCCCTACTCCATAACTTATTCCATTTGTATTAATGCGGGTTGCTGCGGATACCCCGGATTCTACGGCCTTTTTGAAATAGGAGCTATCATACGGAGATTTAATATTTTCCTTTATGCTGTCCTTTATTTTGTTTCGGCTTAGCCCGGCAATAAGCCCGGCGGCGACAGCAGCCTCTATCTCATACTTAAAGCGGTTGCAATAAATATCAATACGCTCCGAAAGCGTCTTTCCATGATCTTCCCTATTTATAAAAGCAATGATAGCCTCCCTCTCTTCTTTCCTGTCATAAATGGAAAGTGTTTCGGTATAGTCGTAAATCATCTCTCGCAACTTTCCGATAACAACACCTACCTCCCTTTCGAGTTTTTCATTTGCGGAAAATCGGAACATGGACGGTTTTATCTTATACTTCAAAGATATATCCACGATCTCGTTTGCGGCTTGCAAGAGAAGATTATCCAAATGCTTCTGCATGGATAATTCAGCCTTTAGCCGCTGCCTTATAAAATCTTTGGCTTCCTGTATCTGTTGTTGCGTAGGTTGTTTCATTGTTTATCGTCTCCGGCCGGGTTGTGTTCGGGTTCCTCTTCCTCGGAAGTAGATTGCGTGGTTTTGAGTTGATAAAGGATATCAGCCTGCTGCTCTTCCTTTTTCTCTCTCATTATCCTGTCCCAGTCGCGGGGATTGCTATACATTTGAATCTGCTCATTTGCGGTTTGACGTGATAAAAATCCGTTTTGCACACAAGTGGCAAGATTCTGCACAAGCTCCGATTCATTCAAATGGATATAGGGTTTTATCCAAGCATATACACTCAAGTTTTGCAGGTCTATAAGATTTTCCGTTTCCACTCCGTATCCATAGGTGAAAATCTTCACCATGTCGTCCACAAGGCGGTTATATTCTTGCGCATCCTTCATCGCATTCTCAAATGCCGGTGAATAAAGCAGCTTTATAGCCACACCCGGAAGGTCGCCGCTTCTTACCTCCGGAGGAATTACCGCAAACGACTGTTCATATATCAGCTTGTAAAGAGTGTCGAGCTGCTTCTCGAAAGCCGTAGATACATCCTGTTTATTAAGGTATCCGGCTTCATCGTCCGGTCCCATTGTAATACATTTTACAGTTCCGTCAACACCCCCATCTATATTTATATTTTCTCCCTTGAAATACATAATCGGGAACGCATAGGCTGTATTGTTTTGAGATAGCTGGGAGAAAGCGAGTTCGTATTGCTCTATACTGTCTTGCGAGGGAGACCAACAAGCTCCGGCATCGCATCTATGGTAAGCCACAGGGATAAACGTAAACCCATGCTCTTGCTGGGAGACGAGTTCATAACCATCCAATCCAAATAAGTTTTTTATTACTTGTTTGATTTTGCTGTATCCCTTTCCTCCTTTTTTAAAGCGACGGAGATACTTTTCATCCCACACCTCCAGCCAGTCGGTCACAATATTCCCGCTGCTGTCGTAATCGGAATAAGAACGGGCAAACAAGGATAGCTCTCCTGTAACATTATCAAAATGAGGATACAAAACATCACCTTTTTCAAAAGAAAGGACTTTCCAATAGAATTTTCCTTTTCTAAGGTATCCCACAAATGCCGTATCTCCGGTTATCTTTACAGACTTAGCGGCCTCGTACCATGCGATTTCCATGTCTTTTACGGCCCATCCCGTTCTAAATTTAAAGAAGGTTTCTTTCACTTTCTCATTCTCGGTATCGCCTTCCATTTCAAACTGAATATCATTCCCGCAAAGGTGGACAAGATGCTTGACCGTTATTATTCTTTGAAAAGCAAAAGCGCATCTGATAACATACTCCCTAAACCATTGCTTTGTCTCCGGGTCTTGCCTTAATCTGTCAGGATATACCAGCGGGTCATTAATCGCATGTCCCGAAGGCTCAAACTCACGCATGAAGTCCATTTGAGTTATTATCTGATACGTAGGATTATCAGACGGTTCATTGATGAGGGTGTTTCCTGAAATAACCCCGGCAGCGGCTTTATAGCCATTTGGCAATATCCTCCGGAACGGACGACGTACCATAATCTGGCGTGTGTTTATAATCTCCATAATCCTTTTGGTTTTGTGTTATGTTTTTTTATATCAAAAATTTGTCTGTAAATCATCGCTTCTATAAAGTCAGGAGAATGCCCTACGTATTTTTTCATAGTCTCCTTTTTAATCAAGGCAAACCCTTTGTCTGTTTCCGCGTCCCGAATGGCCTTTCTCTCTTTCATAAGAATATTATAAAGGGTTACTCCGGAATATCCGTTACCGGAGAATTTGCGCGATAACAGATCAGGATTTATGGATATTTCCTCGTTCTTTATCTTTTTTACAAGAATATCCGCACACTGTGATTTTAAAGAGGAGTACACATACTTGATCGATTTCTCATCCGCTTTTGTCGCGGGTATCGGAGCAGCCATGTTATTAAATCTGACCGCATCGGGGAATTTCCCTTTAAAATCCTGACCGGGACCGTTTAAGTCAAAAACAAAATCCTTTTCCAGCACGCCCCACTCTCTAAGTTTATAGGCAACACACTCTTCCGTCCGCTTGGAATTATCCCTACTCACATATACATCTTCGATATGGTTCCCGATCCACAGCCACAAGACAAGGTTGTCTCCTCCCTCGTATGCAATATCGCATGATACCCTACGCTTCTCGTCTCCGTATTGGGCGGTATTTTTAAAGAAGCGCTCCATGTGTTCCATCTTGATAATATCATCCCCGGCAGCTTTAAAGTTCCAGTTCCCCTCCAAGTCCCTTGCACGAGATTCTTCATCCTGCTGGGCGAGGTTGGCTAAATAATTAGGGTCGGAAGATATAAGAGCAACGTTCTCTTCAAGCTTTCCCTTTATGAATGTGACTGTCTTCACGAATGCCGACTTGTCATAACCCTTACTGATAAGACCCGGCGTAAGCAACGGATCTATGATATGCCTGCATTGGTTATAAACTTCGTCTACGGAATCCCCCCAGTAAATATCTTCCGGTCGGTCTCCGTCCATGAAGCAATAGCGTATTACCCCGTCTCGCTCCGGAATAGGGTTACCGTTTTCATCAATCCACCAGTCTATGAATTTACGTACCCAGCTATCCGGGTCAGGGTTACATGTGCCATAAAAACGGTTTCTTATACCGTAGGCATTACGGTTGTTGGTGATAAGGTATTTGAACTTCAGGTAATCAGAGTGAGTGATTTCGTCTATACCGATAAAGGCAAACTCTTTTCCCTGAAAACGCTTTACGAAGTCTTCGTAAGAATCCGCATAATAGGAAAACTTTAAAAAACCTCCGTTATAGAAGTTCCAAGTCATGTCCGAGATAGAGCGGTTGTACTTTCCGTATTGAGAGAAAAGCTCATAAGACTTGTTTACTATATTACTCAAGTCCTCTTTTTCGTTTCTCAGGATTACAGAAGCAAAATTCGGGTTATTTATATCTTTCAAGACCTCCATTAGCAAGGCCCAAGAATTATGGGTGACAATAAAATCCCTTGTTAGAAACAAACTATCCGGATTGGTCACTGCAATACAGCAACACTCCTTCTTCCCTATCATCTCGTAGCCTATAATTCTTCTCGCATTGATGCTTATCCCGCCATTATAAGGTTTGCATCTTTCCTTTTTCCTTTTTACGCGAAACATCCTTTCGGCATCCGGGATTCTTATATAAAGAGTGTATGCGTCATTACATTGGATAAATTCTCCATTGCTATTTCTATACCCCGCGGTGCCTCTGCCAATCGTCGCCAATCCTCCCAAACTGTTGATAAGGAATTTTACATCTTCCGCAAGCTGTTTGCTTATTGTAGTATAAGACAGGTGCCCTCTTTCATCAATAGTTCCGTCGGTATCCATTAAGCCCTGAACAAGCGCCCATCTTTCCTCCAGCGTCCCATATAAATACATGTCAGGAACGTGTTTATCTGCCGCACGCCCTGTTATATTCAATTTCTGAATCTCTGCGATAAGCTCTTTGTCGTTGATGCGCATGCGGTAGCAGCCTTTCTCAAACTCGCAAGAAGAATACCCTACTGATTTCTTGAACTCGCCAATGACTTTCTCGTCAGGATTAAATAAATAACAGCAGTTCTTACTGATTACACTATCGGCAATACATCCGTCCCCGATGAGTGCACCAATCAGATACGGACTGAATTTAGGCTTGAAGTATTTCCCTTTGGTGAATCGAACTGGCTTGCACAACGGAACAGATAAATGGCGCGGCTGCTTCTTTCCCTTCTGCTTTTCCATGTGGTCTATAATCATTTGAGTAGTCCACACCCGCCATTCATCCTCTAAGGGGAGGTTATATAAAGCCCTTTTCTTTGAACAATGGTTAGATTGCTTGATATTCCATAAGTGATCTATGCAACAGTCAGCATAAGAACCGTCAACGAATTTAAGCCTTACGCACTCTTTAAATCCCTGATAGGAATTGTAAACAACCCTTTGCATTCCTCCGTCAAGGCCAGTGATTATGTCGCCGGCTTTAATGTCTTGAATTTTTCTAAATCCGAACGGAGTACATACTAACTCATTGAATATCAGCGCTTTCCCACCACCACGGTTTCCTCCAAATATAGTAATATCTGCCGGAGACGCAAGGAACTTTTCTTGACATCCTTTTTGGGCGATTATATTAAGCGGATTCCCATATTCACGCAGCTTTTCTATGTGCGCATAAGTAAATACGCCTTCTCCATTTTTTGTATGTACAATTCCGTCGTATTCCATAAAAAAAATAAGCCGTCGCATGCAATATGATTTTGCATACTCCGGCTTGATTCACAGCTCTATGAGTAATATATAGTGCAAATATACGATTTTTCATCTATTTTCTAAATTTTACCCATAAAAATATATCTATAATGTTGTTTTTATAGAAAATAGGTGACATATTTGCATTATTAAATCATGTGATATGATAAAAATTGATGTCCAACTCGATGA